TAGAAGACCTTTGTGAGAACTATCTGCCGTATGCTCTCAACCCGATGCTGAGCACGGAGGAGGTCAAGGAGAAGCTGCATGTTTCTGATGCTACCCTTAACAGAATGGTGGCTAGGGGCGATTTGCCCAATGGCGAGTGTAAGAAGCGTGGGCACACCCGATATTGGAAGAAGTGGGATATTCTGCACTTCATTAAGAGTAAGAGAGGTAAGTGATTGCCTCTCTTTTTTATTATTTTCATATTTTCAAGAAGTCTTCTACATCAATGTACTCAATTCCGAAATTCTCCGCACATTGTTTGTCGGAGTCTGAGAAGTCACCTTCTTTTCCACTAGCATCACCTATCATCAGCAGCTCACTCTTTTTCCAAGAAGAATACGACTCAAGCATTCCTGTATTTGGCTTTCTCATGCAAATCTCTGCATTTGATGGGCAATACATGGAGTTGACAAAGATGTTGCGTCCAGTATGATGGCGAAGATATTTTTGCATAAAGCTTTCAATAGCCTTAATCTTTCCGATAAATTCCTGTTCATCAACGAATTGAGGTATGCCACCTTGGTTTGAGACTATTTCCACATAGTAAAGAGTAGGGAATGCTTCTACTATCTTATCCAAAACCTCTTTGCGGATTTTGAAATCTGTTACATCTGTAGGAAAGGTGTTTCCTGAAATAGTCTTGATTATAGTATCGTCTAAATCAATAAATAGTACTTTTTTCTTGATTAAATATCCTTTTTCTATCATATTTTTGCTTATCCTTTATATTAATGTCATTACCTAAAAAAATGAAGTTTATAAAACACAGTTGTTTTGGTGTGTCTCACCTTTTTAACAATGCAAAGATACGACAAAACGGATATTCTTGCAAATAAATTAATGCAAATTTTGAATCGTTATCTGTTTTTAAAGAAATCATTAATAATTCTCGCAATAGCTTCTTGTTTGATGATGATAGGGGCATCACCTTGATATTCTATCACTTGGCAACCACATTCCTTCCAAAATAGAGTGCTATTTATGCGTTCTCCATCTACCAAGATCCAATCCGGATGATGTTCAAACGAATGCATCTTTGTTAGCGGAACGAGAATGAATAATTTATTCTCCATCTTGTTTACGAGTAACGACAAGTCATTATCATCAAATGTAATGATAACTCGATTTTCATTCTCAGATAGAACGTTAAAATCCTCATTAAAACGTTCATAAAGGTAATTTTTGATTTTCGAACAACTCATATTCTTGTAATTTTATAGGAGGGCAGATGGAAAAATCCAAGGTCTGCCCGCCAAGTTAAACTTATAAGGAAATCTTCTATAATATCGACTGACAAAGCCATCCCATAAGATAGCATGGTTCTTCGCCTTGCATATCTATTCCCAGATGGTTGCATATATGTGCTACTACATGAAACATTTCATGTGTGAGACTATTTATATACTCACCTTCAGAAGTAGACTTGCAAATGAGCACAACACTTGTTTTCTTTGAAACATTTGTGTATGTCAATCCTTTGTTTGAAGAATCGGTTGAAATGTGGTCGTATGCATCCAATAATGGTTGCCCCTTACAATCAATGGAACTTAGTAAGTCCATAGCTTCGTCAACATCTTCTTGATTAGCTACATGACATACAATCACATTCCAATCGTATTTCTCCAAGTAAATTTCTTGTTTAATCATAATACATCATCCCATGGAATGCCGATACCATTATGGTTGCAATCGGCATAAAATCTATTAAAAATAAATCCGTCCGCTTGGTCAGGGTCATCCACCATATCCTTAATGAATTGAGCCAAAGCAGCTTCGTCCTTTAAAGAGGACTTAAAGAAATCGGCTCTAGCCATGTTTGCGACATAGACGAAATCGTAATTGTCGGCATTCTCCAACTTTACGTTGTTGACTTTAAGAAGTTCCTCGACTGTATCTTTTTCTGTCGGTTCAACTTTTTCGAGCTTACCAGTCGTTGCGTTTGTCTTGCGCATTAAGGTAATAGCCCAATCGCACATCTTTTTATTGAAGTGCCAGCCATTGTAGCGAAGGTATGCAATCATCCCTTCAGGCTTCATATCGTATGCGTCAAGTGGTATTTTGTATCTTCCCATAATAAAAGCTTTTAAAGGAGGTGGAGATTTCTCCCCACCTCAAAGTGTAATACTAATAGCGATAACCGCCACCTCTGCGACCACCATGTCTTTCACCATAGCGGTCATCATCGTCATCATCCCAATTGTCTCGGTAATCCGGCATTGGGCTTCTGTGACCCATTCGTCCATACTTGTCATCCCCCATTTCATCAATGCAGTGCATGAGTTTACCTCCATACTTAAGCATCTTCTCTACAAGTTCCGACATTTCATTTACCTTGTTTTCGGTAATTTCTATCATGTATCCCATAATGATTTACTTTTTTGTATTAACTTTTTCCAAAGCCACTGACAACATAGACTTAATATCGGTCAAAGTTCCCTTCATTCCGCTAACCTCGCTTTTGAGGTTATTGATGTCTTCTTCCTGTTGTCTGTCTTTGGCTATTTGTGGATTCAATACGGCACGCATCTTTGCGCACTCTTCCATAACCTTTTTGTGGTATGGCTCGCTTTCCACAATCTCCTTAGAATGCCGATACATAGCCTCAACTTCCGCATCCATAGCTTCACGGCTTTCAGAAACCACTAGGTTTTCCGAATTTGCGATTTGCATATTGGATGGGAGTTGTTTGAACTCCATTTGTTCATTAGGCAATTTTACGACAACATCAACGGTAGTCTCCATTGGTTGTGGGTTGAATTGCCCAGGAGTATATGTTGGGAACTTAGGTTGTGGGTTACTGACCGACACAACCTGTCCGATTTTAAGACTTGGGTTTTCACCCTTGTCAAGCACATAGAATATGCTGTTAGGTCGAAGTCCTTGAAACATAGCTTTGTAATGTTAATTGTTAAACAATACCCGTCATTAGCTGAAGGGTGTTAGTATCTCGCTCGAACCAAAACTGATAAACTCCAGTTCCTGCAATGTCGGCTACCGTCAAAGGATTGCCGTTGAACTTAGTTACAGCTTGGGTTACGCCATTGGTCTCGAAAAGGATTGGCAGCGTATTTGTCGTACCTGTCGGAATGGCTTGATGTAGGTTCACAAAGATAGTTCCCCTATAGTTAGCATTCACGAAGGCGTGGTTTCTGAACGAGAAAATGACATTTTCGGTGTTCACCACCACGCCTGTAGATGCGATAGCTGCCGAGCCGTTACGATTAACCCATGCAAAAGGTCTCATCCATAACATAGCAGCCTCCTTTCCTAATTAACCCCAAAAGCTTGCATTGTTGACACCATTCAGACCATATAATCCTGTTTGCCAAGCAACGCAATTTGGAACAGCAGTAAATGGACTGTAGCTGGTTGTAACAGTTGATGGAAGCTTACACTTGATACCATCTACCTCTTTTTGCAAGCCAGCCAACATAGCGTTGACAGGTGCTATAGCTTGACCTACAATCTGCGAAGTCATGGCAGAAGACTTATAAGTTCCATTCTCTTCACGAAGATGGTCTATCTTGTCCTGCATATCTCTGAGTTCTGCTTGGCGTTGGCCATTAACTACGGTCTGAGTACTATCTTTAATAGCATTCAAAATGTCGCATGTCTGACCCTTGGTTTCGAAAGCAACATTAGAAAAGCCTCGTTCCTGACTTACGGCTACATTGTTGATGGCATTCTGCAAAGTGCCAGTCTGCTGACACATAGCCAACTTGACGTTTCCGTCCATAGCCGTAATATTGTTATTTACACGGCAGCAGCAATCAGCGAGTTGTGATGCAATCTGCATGTTACCTTGCTGAAGAGCGTTGATGGTTTGCATTCCGCTCATGCCTACTTGGTTGCCCACGTTCTGAACTTGGGTTGTCAAGGCAGAGATTGCTTGTTGAATCTGTCCTTCAGTACAATTGAGCTGAGTAGCGAGATTGCTGAGTGCATTACGATTGCCACCGATAGCATCCATAAGCAAGGAACGACCATAGTCATTGTTGATTTCATTGGCAAGACCTGCGCCATTACCACGACCACCAAAGCCGAAACCATTACCGCCCCAACCACAGAAGCAAAGGATAAAGAGCAGCCAAATGAACCAAGAACCATCGCCATTGCCGAATCCGTTATTACCCTTCATCGCAAGAAGAACGTTTGGGTCAACGCCTCTCTGTTGGAGCAAAGGAGCTATCAAGCTCATCATTCCTCCATTGTTACCTGAACCCTCTGGATTAAAAACATAAGTTTTTGATGTCTCCATAAGAATAATCTTTTTGTGTTAAACCTTAATTAAACTAACTCTATGTAACGTTACGGCTGCAAAGTTACGAATAATAAGCAAAAGGTTTAACAACTCTATCAAACTTTCTTTTAATCGTTAATAATCAATAAGTTAAAGTGATAGGGGGTAATATCATACTTTCGAATGCATGAAAATCAAAGGCTTGTTTGCAAATTCCGTTTGCAGAAAACGAAAAATGCAAACGGAACTGCAAACGGAAATTAAGCACACACAAACTTGAAACCAAATTTTTCAGTATAGTATTCCTCTTTAGGGTGTCTTTTTGTCTCGGAGTCATAGCAGAGAATAAACGGCTCACCCTTAGAGTAGAAATAGTTATAAGATTTTCGCAAATACATCTTCGCATTCAAAGCCTTTGGGGAGAGTTTTCTTATTCTTAACCTTGTTTCTTGAGGCTTACCCGACAACACTCTAAGTTCGTCCATTTTGTATTGCATGTGAAGTTTTCTTCCTTTACTTGCATATCTTTCTTTATTCCAATAGTTTCTTAGAGACTTGTTTCGCTCTTTACGAATTCTATTTATCGTTTCTACATTGTGTTTTAAACCAAGCTTACTGACTTGTCCTAATATTGTAGATTGAGGAATATTCAACACTTCGGAAATTTCCCTTGCTGTCATCGTTTGGTACATGACGGAAATTTGGCTGATGGTTTCTTTACTCAACTTGTTGTCTATTTTTGTGCCACCTAAAATAGTGATATATTTATATAAGGTGTGTAGTGTAACACCAGCAGCCTTGGCTACTTCCTTTCGTGGGTAGTCATTGATGTGGACTTTAATATAGTCTATCTGTTCTTTTGTTAATCTTCTTGGCATTCTTCATCCTCCTCAAAAGAAAATCCATATTTGTTCTTATAGTATTCTTCATTCATCCTATGAGTATTCCGGTCATAACCTATGGTGTATGGCTCACCTTCGAAAGCGAAATATCCATGCTTTGTTATGAGATTGTACTTGGCATGATATGCTTTTATAGGCATATCCGCAAATTTGAATCTTGTCTGTTGCGGAATGCAGGATATAACTCTGAATTTCTCCATCTGCATGGTTCTTTGCCAGCTTTTTACCCTTTTACTTATTGTTGCTTTCTCATACGCTTTCTTTAAATTTGCCAAACTATTCTTTTTAAGTCTTTCGATAGTTTCATTCGAATGAGTAAGCTTTAGTCTTTTTGCCGCCTTTCCTACTGTAGACGGATGACACCCTACAATCTCGGCAATCTCTTTGACTGGATGGTTGGTGTAAAGCTTTGCAATTTGTTCATCACGCTTCTTGTTGGGTTTCGGAACGGGTCTTTTATGTTCGATTTTACAATTGCAATCATGTAGAATCTTATACAAGAATTTCACGCTGACACCCATTCTTTGTGCCAACTTGTATCTTGGTCGTTCATTTATGTGCGCCTTAATGATGTCTATTGTATCTTGTTCTATTATCTTCATTTTTATTCAGTTTTTTATGGTGTGACTCACCTGTATTTGCAAAGGTAATGAGATTTTATTGATAGAGCAAATAATTTAATGTGTTATAACTTTGTTTAAGGAAATATTTAATTATTTGCACAAAAATTAATTGTGTAGTTTTCTGACTCGGCTATTTTCACATTATTATATATAAATAGCTATCTTTGCAACAAAAAACATAAGGAAATGACAGCGGAAACTATTCAATTAATACAGACGGGAATTAATCTTCTTTGCGCATCGGGAGTTATCTCCACGTTGCTGTACTATAATAGTAGAAAACGAAAGGAGGCGGCACTCGCATCACAGGAAGAGAATAAGACTATTTCATCATATGCCGATGAGTGGAAGGCTCTCTATGAACGTTCCAACGAGTCGGTCGTTAATCTTAATAGTAAAGTAGATGAATTGTATGAGGAAATCAACCAATACAGAATTACGATACGCAATCTTAGGGACGAGAAGAACGATTTGAAGCTTGCCTTGCATGAGGCACAATGGAACAGATGCATCAAGGATGGATGTCAACTTAGAACCCCACCAAGAAAGCGAGAATCCTTAGAATCGTTGGTTGAAAAGGAAGAAGATGCGATATATCGTGATAGGGAGGATTAAGTTATGATAAAGTATCTGAAATTACTCATACAAGTTAATAGCGGACATTCAAGCAAGGCATTCTTCTTAGTGTCCGTGACCTTGATAGGTTTCTTGATGCTCTTAGTTGTATGCTTCATCTTAGTGTGGGAAGTGGTGACTTATGGGACGATCAAGACCGATTTGATGGGGTTAAGTGCATTTGTTGGTAGTGTAGCTAGTTTGTTCGTCACGGCTGGCATTACCAAGACTATAGGGGAACGTGGCGAACATCAAAGCGAAAAAGATAAATAGACTATGGCAGACCCAAGTATTTTAAAACCATTCATTCTCTCATTCGAGGGTGGATATTCTAACAAAAAGAGTGACAGGGGAGGCGCAACGATGAAAGGTGTGACCCTAGAGACGTTCCGTAAAGTTTATGGTGTTAGTAAGACCGCATCGGACTTGAAGAAGATAACCGATGAACAATGGCATCACATATTCAAGAAATATTATTGGAATGCTTGCAAGGCTGACCAAATCAACAACCAGTCGGTGGCTAATCTCTTGGTTGACTTTGCTTATAATAGTGGAGTAAGCAGAGCCGTACAAAAGATTCAGACTATTGTAGGAACAAAAGCTGATGGTATCATGGGTAACATGACCTTGGCTGCTATCAATTCATACAAGCAAGGGCAATGGGCGTTGTTCGATAAGCTGAAGGTGTCACGAATTGCCTTTCTCAATGCATTTGTGAACAATGACCCAAAGCAAAGTGTGAACCTGCATGGATGGCTTCGCAGAGTTGGGAATATACAATACGGAAAGCTCGTATGTAACAACGGAAAGATAATCACTTGGTAATCTTACGAGATACAGGCTCAACTAAGGCATTAGTAAGACCATCATCCTTAATTGGATGGTGGCTTTTTCTTCACTTTTGAAATTTTGAAAAAGAGAGAGTGGGCAAAAAAAATGTTCCTATTGGTTTTATTTGTACCTTTGCACTCAAAAAGGAGGTTGATATGGAACTTAGATTTGATTGGTGGCGTTGGCTCGTTACCATATTGGTAGGTTTCTTCATCATGCTTATGATGTACGGATGCCGGACGACAAGATATGTAGATGTAGAAAAAGTGGTGCGAGACACTACTACTTATGCCCATTGGGACTCAATTGTCAACGAAAGGGTCAAGCTTATTCGGGATAGCTTGCTATCTTATCATTGGGAGCAGACCGAAAAGCAGGTTAAGGATTCCACTTACATCAAGGATGATGTCAAGACAAGGGTAGATGAGAGTGGTAAGGTGCTAGGTAAGGATTCTACTCATATAGAGATTAGATACAGGGACAGCAAGGAACTATCCAAGGTTCGTGATAGCCTTATTCATTATAAGGAGATAGCAGAGCGAGCGAGTATATATAAGGCTCAGAGGGATAGCCTAAACAGAGAATTGAGTATTGCCCAGACCAAAAAGGAATATATTGAGAAAGACTTGGAGGGATGGGATTTGTTCTATTGGAAATTCGGTATGATTTCCTTTTGGGTCGTTTCCTTGATGCTGGTTACAATGATTTTCTTTCTCACGGTAAAATATAAGAAAAAGTTATTTTATTAGGTTGGTTTTTAGTTATTAAGGTTTTAGATTGGTTTAAGGTAACAACTTATGGAGAAGGGGAATGCGTGAGTATTCCCCTTTGTTTTTGGGGGGATATTGAAAATAATACTTTTATTTCCCCTCCTTTTTGTTTTCCAACTTATCCAGTACATCCCTAGCCTCAGCGATGGATGATGCGGAATACAACTCACCACCTTGTTTTATAAGGGCGATGAAATCACTTGTTGCATCCGATTTGTTTTCAGACAATTCGTTTGGGGATACAAAGAGTTGCCAAATTGGGATTTCCAGAGCGTTAGCGATTGTTTCCAATTTGTTAAGTGTCGGATTCTTCAAAAGGGCATTTACGTTTTGTTTTGATGTCCCTATAAGGTCTCCAAAAGCCTTTTTGGTAAGACCAAGTTCTTTTAATATTTCTTCAATTCTAAACATAATCTTATATATATTAAAGGTAATACTTTATTTTGACGCAAAGGTACGCAAATTTTGGCAAAGTAAAAAGAGAATATTATTAAAAAGTGTTTCATATTTAGAATGTAATGCTATCATTTTACCAATAAGAGTTAAAAGTAATACATAAATAGTACTTTTATTTGGTAGAGTAAAATAATAGTATTACCTTTGCATACGTAAACAAGAAACAATAACATTTAGATGCTGCTATGCAGCCGAGTGGCACTCGTAAAACCGTTTAGTTGATTATGGCTAATTCATTCAAGAATATGATGAGAGAAGTGATGGCAATGGCACACAGAGCCTTTGAGTTGAAATCAGCAACAATGAGCTGGTCAGAGTGTTTGAAGCAAGCTTGGGCAGTGTTGAAGTTGAAGCTGGCAATGAAGAAGAGAGTTGTCGAGTTCTACTTTCAGAAGGTGGATGGCACTATCCGTCAGGCATTCGGTACTTTGCAGGAGTCTTTGATAGACTACACTCCAAACGGCAAGGGTTACGCTTGTAAGGACTGCGTTAAGTATTGGGACGTTGAGAAACAGGCTTGGCGACAGATGAAGTTCTTTAACTTTATAAGAGTTGCTGCCTAAGAGTTAGATAAGTGAGCGCACACGTTAAACTGCACATATATTATATTTTGGATTTAAAGTTAGAAACGAAATGGATAAGAATTTGATGAATGCTCTTTATGTGCGTTACAATGATAAGTTTGGCGTGTTGAGCGACGACAAAGACAACACTATTTCACATGTATTGGGTACTGACCTTACACTGGTGTTGGATAAAAAGGACATGGCGGTCTATCTGTTAGTGCCTTTGACAAGAAACCACAAATTTGAGTGCAAGGGTAGCCACATCTTTGTGGATGGCAAGCGGTTCGATTCTGACATCTTTTTCCGCAAGGATGCTTGTCAATGGATTCAGATTGACAAAGAGACGTTATCTATGGTAGCGTAACAATATACAAGGTGAGGCACACCATAAACTGCACATTAATTACAAAAATAGGTGAAAGTTCTTGCTGATTTCCTTGCATATATGGAAGAAATTTTGTATCTTTGCAAGTGGATTTTGGTGAGACACACCTTTCAAAAACTGTTTAAAATTAAGGGATATGATTTCATACAAGTACAAGCTATATCGGACAAAGAAGACGAAGCATTTGGATAAGATGCTCCGAGAGGCTTGCTATGTTTGGAATCATGCGCTTGCCTTGCAGAAGAGGTACTATAAGCTGTACCACAAGTACATTCCAAAATTTACGATGTTTAAGCATTTTTCTAAGCGATATAAGCCAACGTTATTGCATAGTCATACCGTTAGGGAAATCTTGGATAGATTGGATATAGCTTACAAGCGTTTCTTCAAGCATGATGCGAAGCGTCCACCGAAGTTCAAGAAAGCATCTGAATTTTGTTCTTTTGTTTTCAAACAAGGTGGCTATACCCTTAGTGGAAATGAGCTAATTATAAACAAGATAAAGAAGTCCTTCAAGTTCTCTTTAAGCCGTCCCTACGATGGCAAGGTCAAGAGGGTATCAGTTAAGCGCAATAATTTGGGTGAATACTTCATCGTCCTTTGCTTGGACAAGCAAGCCGAGCCTTACGGAAAGTCACATAATGGTGCATCCGTGGGCATCGACTTTGGTTTGAAGAAGTACTTGACTTTGAGCGATGGGCGTGGGATTGACAACCCTCAGTTCCTTAAAGCTAACTTGCAGGAACTCAGACGCAGGTCTCGTAACTTCTCGAAGTGCAAGAATGGCAGCAACAACCGCAAACGAAAGAAGTTGGAACTGGAGCGGTTGTATCGAAACATCGTGAACAAGCGTTCCGATTTTCAGTGGAAGATGGCGCATGAGTTGTGTAAGCGTTACGACTTGATTTGCTTGGAGGATTTGAATTTGGAGGGAATGACAAGGCGTTGGGGACGAAAGATGTCAGACTTGGCTCATGGCGATTTCATTGTGAAGTTGGAGCACATTGCAAAGAAGTATGGCGTTCAGGTTCATAAGATAGACCGATTCTTCCCATCGAGCCGCCTTTGTACTTGTGGTTATAAGAATGATAAGCTGTCGTTGAGTGACAGGATTTGGACTTGCCCTAGTTGTGGTGCGGTTCATCCTAGAGACCTCTTCGCAGCTGAGAATATACTTCGGCAGGGCATTGCCGAATTGGGGAGTGGTAGTAAGTCACCTAAGCACTCGCAAGGGCGCAGCCACGATAGTCACCCAACAATTCCTTGCAAGTAGCAAGGAAGTATGCCAAGGTTGCTCTTTTTTTTATCTTGAAAATGCCTTAGAGTGTAAAATGTTAAAAATGCAAGCGGCTTAATGCATTTATAGTTTTATGTATGTAACTAAAATTGCGTTGTGTGTTAAAAATGCACAATTAGAGCAGAATAACACATTAAAGCCCTTGCAGTTTGAAGATAAATTAGTATCTTTGCAGCGTGCTTTGTTGGTGCTGACACGCTTACAAGAATCAATAAGATTTTCCTTGGCGAAAGCCATACCACGATAGTCCTTACCTAGATTTCGGTGTCAGACGAATGAAGGGTAAGGATTTCTTTTTAGAATCCTTGTTTTGAGTCGAAACATCCTTAGATAGTTCTAAGTTAATAATGGGCTATAAATGTTGGAGTAGGCGAAACACAAATAAGTTAAACAAATAAGGAATTTATGGGAAAGCATTATTTACATATACGTATGGACTTGGTAAGGAAGTACACCTATGGTGCGTCATCGCAAGAAGTGAAGGCGCACAAGGAGACTCTTTGCTTTGCCATTTGGTGTAAGATGCAACGTCGCAATTCCGTTATTTTTAACTTAACCATCAAGGATGTAAAGAAAAAACTCGGTGTAGGCTATTCAAAAGCAAGAAAATTGCTAAAGGATGTCAAGGAGGATGAACTCTTTACAGAACTTGGTAACGGGCGATTTATCGTGAATACGTTCCGTGATAAAGAATGGAAGCCCAATAAAAAGGGCGGTCGCTTCCAAGGGGCTTACGTTTGTCGTATTCCTATTAACAAGGACTATAAGCTAAAGGAGTTATATTCTATAGTCAATAATATTTTGTACACTTCGGTTATTAGTGGTGCTCGTCAAGACTGTTTTAACGTTGGTAATAATGATTGTGCTTGGCATCAACTAACTACGAACTCGTTTGCAAAGGTTGTGAATATGGGTCATGGCTCTATATGTCGAATCAAGAAGAATCTTATCAGCGAAGGTAAGATTAAGTCCACGTATGCGGAAATGCACATGGCAGATGATAGAAACGAGGGAGAGGTGGAGCGAACATTGCAAAGGTTTGGTCGTAGGAACTTTACGTTTAACGTAGGCAACCTGCACTATTTAATCATACCTTGCTCTTACTCTTTTGGAGACCGAGAGACTTCTGTTGCTATCAAGCACAGAATCTATGGTTATAAATTGAAGGGACATGGTGCTTTTAAAAAAGGCACGAACAAATACTATAATGGATCAATAGGATTAACCAATATACCTGATTAAAGTTCGAGTTCTATTTTGGACATTTTCATATTAGTAGTTAGTTGGAATATATATTTAGGGAGTCTTTAATAGGCTAACGTGTTCCTTAGTATATTACGTGTTATTATTATATATACGAGATTATGAAGAAGTATGAATGTTATATAAGTTTAGCTGGTAATGTGTGTGGTGACAAAGGAAGTTATTATTATGCGTTTGCTACATTTGAAGGAGAAAAAATGATTGATAGTGTCGCAACAAGTCGGAGTCTTTTGGTATATCCTAAAAGTCGTTTTGTCCCGATTTTGACTAAGGCATTAAGAAAATGCAGAGGTGAGTTCCATGTGTATGTGTACTTACCAAAAAGCTATGATTTTGTAGAATTACCTAATGGTGAATACCAAATATCAGCTTCGTACTCCTGTTCCGAGATAACTGAGTACACTTATAAGTGCAGCGACAAAATAACAATAAAGAAGTTTGATGAAAATAGTAAAAGATGTTTGGATATACAACAAAAAGCAGAAGAGATAAGAGAAATTAACGAAAATAAAGAATTACACAAGTCAATAGCCAAAGAAATGAAGGCGAAAGATAAAAATAGCAAGAAAGACTTGCGTAGGGAAAGATTAATTCCGAACTATATTTGCTATACCGATGGAAGCTGCGATAATTATTCCACTCACAAGGCAGGTGGCTCGGCTTATATCGTTGTGAATACAGCTACAGGTGAACTTGAAAAGGTAAAAACACATCATTGCTTGCATACGACAAATAACAGAATGGAGATGTTGGCGATAATATCAGCCGTTAATTATTGCCCGAAAGGTTCTGTCATAGAGGTTCGAAGTGATTCTAAGTACGCATTGAAGATGTTCCGCTATACAGATTGGGAAATAGGCGCAGATATAAAGAACCCAGACTTAATTAAGTTGTATCGTAAGTGTGCAAAGGATAAGCTTGTTATTTTGACTTGGGTAAAGGGGCATAATGGTGATGATTTGAACGAGCAAGCGGATTGCTTGGCTTTTGGTGCATATGAGAAAGCATTAAAAGAGAATGGCTTACCAATGGCTCCTGAGAAGTATCGTGCTATGAGACGAGGCAAGCAGACGGTTTTTGAAACAGATAATTAAAGATAAATTTGATTTATTATGAAAGAGTTAGGTTTTGATAAGCTATACGTAAAGTTTAGCAATTTATATTGTGAGTATCGTAGTAGAAAGCAATTCTTGAAGTGGTTAAAATCCGCAAAGAATCTTTCTGAAGAGTTGTTTGAAGTAACGCCAAGTGGAGGTGGCTCGTTTGATGTTGTGTTGTCTTTTGAAGAGATAAAGGATTTATTTCCGATTATGGAGAACTCATTGCCTAAGTATGAAAACGATATAAAGCAAGTTCTTTTGGCCATAAAGGAAATGGGACAGCTTGAAGTTGCAAAGATATGGCATGAGGATGATTGGGGTGACGGCTTTGTAGAGGATTTTTGTAAAACCCATGATATTTAATGAAGATACATACATTTGAACTATGTGCTGGATATGACTCTCAACTGATGGCTTTAGAGCGGTTGAAGAAGAACCATTCTGATTTCGATTACGAGTGCATCGGATGGTCTGAGATAGAGCCAAGCGCAATAACATTACATAACGCTTGTTTTCCTAGTCTGTCCGGCAAGAACTTTGGTGATATGACCAAGATAGATTGGAGCAAGGTTGCTGATTTTGACTTACTGACATATTCAACACCCTGCCAGTCTGTTTCGCAAGCCGGAAAGCAGAATTCAAGTTCCGGAAGCCATTGATTAGGCTACAGCGATTATCCATTCAATCGTCCGGAGCGGATTAGCCTCAGCCCCCGAATGGATTTGGGGAGCTACGTTAGGGATGAATGCATAGGCACGTCAGGATGTCCGTCCAAGTTCTGTCCTCTGCGGTTCGTGGTTAAAAGTGGCGAAAGCTGCGGTGCTGCGGACAAGAAACCATCCTATAACATTGGCGATGGGCGCACAACCACCTTTCGAGGTGAGATTTATTTATTAATTTAAATTGATTTTTATGATTTATGTAAGGAGCAAGGAAGGTAAGGCATTGATGCCAAGTGAGCGTGGAGGGAGGATAGGTTATCTTCTTCGCCATGGCAAGGCTCATGTAGTCAGCCGTGTTCCGTTTATCGTTCAGTTGGATTATGAGAGTACCATCTACACACAGGAAGTGAGCCTTGGCATTGACGCTGGCTCAAAGCACATTGGCGTTTCGGCAAGTTCCGAGAAGAGGGAGCTGCTTGCAGCGCAGGTCGAGTTAAGAAGTGATGTTGTGAACTTGCTTTCTACTCGCAGGGAGTTGAGAAGGGCAAGGCGAAACCGCAAGACACGTTACCGCAAGGCTCGTTTTGACAACCGCAAGAAGAAAGATGGTTGGCTAGCACCCAGTATTGAGCAAAAGGTCGAGAGCCACTTGAAGATTATCCGCTTGGTTCATAAGTTGCTTCCTATCACTAAGACAACAATCGAGGTTGCTCAGTTCGATGCGCAAAAGATTAAGAATCCCGACATCAAGGGCGAAGAATACCAGCAGGGTGAGCAGATGGGCTTTTGGAACGTGAGGGAGTACGTCTTGGCAAGGGATGGGCACAAGTGCATTCACTGCAAGGGTAAGAGTAAAGACCCTATTTTGAATATTCACCATTTGGAGAGCCGCAAGACAGGTGGCAATTCCCCTAGTAATCTCGTAACGCTTTGCGAGACATGCCACAAGGCTTACCATCGTGGTGAGTTCGAGTTGAAAATCAAGCGTGGCACAACTTTGCGTGATGCGGCGGTGATGAACATCATGCGCTGGGCAGTCTATGAGCGAGCGAAGGAAGAATTTGAGAACGTTCACCTGACCTATGGTTACGTTACCAAGCACACTCGTATTGAGAATGGTATTACCAAGACTCATGCAGCCGATGCTTTCTGTATTGCCAAAAACGTACACGCAATACGGTTGGGGACTTTCTTCATGTGCCGTTGTGTTCCTCGCCATACGAGAGCGTTGCACGTTGCGAACCCGAAGAAAGGTGGTATTCGTAGGTCTTGCATTGCTTCTCATAAGATTGGCAAATCTCGCTTTCAGCGTTTCGACATGGTGCGTTGGAAAGGAAAGGAGTGCTTCATCTTTGGGAGCACGCACGGAAGACCAATATTGCGTGATGTTGAAGGAAAGCAAATTGCAGGACAACCGAGTGTGAATATCAAAACGATAAAGTTTTTGAATAGATTAAGAAATAACATTTTAGTGGAAGAAAGAACTTCCGAAAGTTGAATTATTTTAAAGTTTTGACGATATGATGTTTTTAAATAATAACGAGAAAAAGGAGAAAGTAAACGCAATCTCATATAGAATAGATGAGTACATCTGGGGAAGAAAGGATTTCGTTACCGATTGTCCCTGTGGTGAGAAAGGAAGATATACCAATACCGTTAATAAGGTCGGTGATTTGGGTTGCAACACTTGCGAATGGCAGGTAAGACACAACCCAAGTGCGCAAGTTGTGATGTGCTCCCATCCAAAGGTGGAGAAGAGCGAGATTAAGAAACTTTTTAAGAATATGTGATATGAATAAGGTGAAATTAAAGAAAGATTACGAGAATGCTTGCAATGCTTACTTGAAGGCATTCTGTGAGAAGCATGAGTTTTACGGATTGGATAATCCGGAGACATTTTGGATAGGTGACGAACCAGGCGGAATAGCTAATTGTGGTGATTTGACTTTCGATATGGCTACTATTGTAACAGATATTGACAAGGAAGCTCCCGAAGAAGAGTTGCTGAAGTGGTACGATTATACTATTGAAGCAAGTGAGTTCAATTTGCCTATTCCAAACTTCGACCATTGGCTTATGGGGTGTCCTGTAACACCAAGTAAATGGTTCGAGAATATGCGAGCAAAGCGTAAGGAGTTTGAGGACTTGTTGAAACAAGAAAATGAAAGATTGAAAAATGGAAAAGAGTAACCTTTTTAATTATTTACAGAGGCTCTTTGATGAGGGTCTCTGTATAAACACTACCGAACTTGAATTCGGAACACTTGAAGTAACGGCAGAGAATCGAAGCCAAGGCAAGCAAATCACATTCTTTGCAAAGGGCATGGAGGATGCAAAGCAGAAAGCTGCGGAATGGCAGGCTGGTCAAATACTCTTGAATTGCGAAGATTTCGAGGAGATTGTTATGTTCTTGGCTCAAAGAAAGAAACTTAAAAAGGAAATGTCAAATGGATAAGAATTTTAGAAGTTGTTTTTGTTGCGTCCATTTCTTGGAAATACAAAATACAAGTATAGGAAATATTTTGAAATGCAAGAAAGGTAGCACTACGAAAGTACAAGGGAAGCGACTGACAGAAATCGCTGCAAGATGCAAAAATTACAAAGCGTGAGGCACACGTTAAAGGTAATAGACAACAGGGGTATTTGAAAGAGAGCGAAATGTAAAAAACTGCAAAACAAATAGTAGATTCTATATAGTAAGATTAAAATATATTAATAGCGATAAGAAACACATTAAATTATTTGCATATTACAATACTTCTTTGTATCTTTGCATCGTGATTAAGAAACAAATGTTATTAATTAAAATGGTGAGGCACACCACAAAAACTGAAAGAAATGACAAAGAAAGAAATTTTAAAACAATGGCTTGAAGAACCAAAAGTGAAATATTGTAGCAATTCAAATTTCACGTTAGGTTATGGTGACGGATGGGATTGGGTTAAAAATGTCCTACGACCAACTATCACGAAGAACGCTATGTTTCTTAGATTCTTGGAGCATGGCTTCCGTGAGATAGAAGAGTTTCTGAAATCAAAAACCGGAAAACCTAGCGAAGAGGATTGCACTTTATATTCCGTTGGGTACAAAGATGGAGTCAATGATGCCATGATTGCAATTAAGAATAGATTTGAAAATTTAAAATAGGAGGTTTTAATGGATTTAGGAAAGGCGATTAAGACAATGAGGGTAAGCAAGGGCTTGACCCAACGACAACTTGGTAAGGCTATCGGTTGTAGCGAGACAAATATGTTGTTTATGGAGACCGGAAGAACGTTTCCACGTAAGAATAAGATTGATGCAATATGCAAGGTATTGAAGATTCCGATGTCTTATTTGTTGATGTTCTCTATTACACTGGATGATATTCCCGAAGATAAGCAGAGTTTGTATACAAGCATCGTTGAGCCGATGCGTAACGAATTTATTAGGGAGTTGTTGCGATGAAGAAAGGCTATTATTTTGTGGCTAAGTATGTCAAGAATGGCATAACACGAATATGTACAGGTACACAAGAGACGATTGAAGGCTATTTTGATTTTGTCAGTGCTGGAAATTTTATAGCAAAGGAACATAATGTTGATTTCAAGGACGTAATTGTAACTTTTTGGTCAGAGATTAATTCAGTAATGTTGGATAAATATAAGAAAACATTAGGAGAGCAGAATAATGGTTGAATTCGAGTACGAAGGAAATATCATTTGGAAAAATTACGACTTTCATTTTATGCCTTGTGTAGGAGATAAAGTTGTGATTAACAACCTTACATATAAGATTAAGTCTCGTGTGTTCAAGTGTGATGGGAAGATAGTTAAAGTGGTTTTAAAAAAGGTAGATAATGAAATTACGAATAGTTAAACATGTTTGTGCCGATGGAGTAGAAAGAGGTATCTTGGAGTACCGCAACCATTGGTGGGAGAAGTGGAAGCCATTGCATCAGGAAGGCAAGCTGGCTTATGTCTCATATATGGGAACGAAACCATATAAGTCATTGCAGGAAGAGTGCTTTGATGTACTTGGATTGAATGAAGGACAGATAAAGGTGCGTGAACAGATGTTCCGTTATATCTTGGATGCAGAAGAGGTATATGTTGGAGCTAGAATAGGCAACGAATATCATATCGGCTATGATGTTGATAATGATGAGAGTCTGGAAACGCTTAGAAATTTGGAGGAATAGTTATGCTCGGAAAGATTTTTTCGGTTATGACCGATATTATATATCGAAGAGAGGAAAGTTTGAATCTCTTTGAAGGAAAGAAGAAACTTGATAAGGTGGTGTCTGGTCGGGTAATCAGAGAACAAATCAAGTTGTTTGGTTTCACCGTCAGGACAAAGTATTTTTATCAGATTTGCTGCCCACAAGTCAATATGAATGATACCCACGAGGTTTGCACATTGAATAAGGTCGAGGATTTGGTAAGAACAGAGTGCTATAACAAGGTTGTTGAATATTCTAATAGAAAGCATCATGCCTAGTGTAAATTGTTTCAGAAGAGTCTTGTTGAACGTAGGTGGCAAGAAGATAGTCATAAGTGTTCCGAATGGAATGACCGAAACCGAAGTGAATAAGGTTATGGTCGTTACTAGGGCATATCTTCAGCAGTATGTATATGTCGAAATGGTCTTAGCAGAGTGCTTTATGCAGAAAATCGAAAAGAGTATTCTGAAGAAGAAATGCGTTAGGTTTGAAGTTAAGAAGAAGTGGGTGGACTGCAAGAAGAACCTCCGCAAGGTGGTTAAGTATTATGACGCTTATGTTCCTAATGCAGATTTTAATGAAGAATTCGCAATGACGTTCTATGACAAGATTAGTGGAGACTTGTATAAGTTGCGAGATAAGCTTGCTTTAAGATTACAGAACTTAGGGATTGGTGAAAAATCGGGAGTTTATGCGAATGCAATCATTCTGTACAATCTGACCAACCTTTGTTTGGGAACTTATGAGAATATCATCCGTAAGCTGTATGAAGATTTGCATGTAAACTTAATGCAAGCGTTCAAGGATTTTGCTCCTATCTTGGCCTTTGAAAACTCTTATGACTTCATGGCATTAGTGATGGATAAGGATTTCAAGAGATTGGCTGACCATTTGATGACAAAAGAAATTCTTTCTTATTTCGATAAGGTAAGAAAAGGTGTCTTTGACGAACAGACTTTGAAAGAGGCGGCTATCAACGCAACGGAAGACCTGAAGGACGATGAGAAGGATTTACAGCGAACTTATATAGGAATTAGTGACTTTATGAAGAGTGACTATCCTTTGGAGAGTGTGACATCTAAGAAAGTCAGCTGATGAAGATTGAACCAAGTGAGTTCTTGCCGATAGGTAATGAGTTTCAGAAAATCTTCGGTGTAGGCTTTGGAAAGTTCATTGATATGCGGTTTCTTTTGGCAAGAAAAGAGCTGGTCTTCAACTTGCTGAAGTTCACAGACTGGCTTGAAGAACGTTTTCCGGATGAGTGTTCCATTGATGGAGTGAGTTACAATGCGGTTGTCGAGCGAAAGTTTGGCAAGCGAGGTGTTAAAATGATAAAGAAGTTGATAGGATGAAATACATGGGTAGTAATGCTAGAATTGTGCATGAAATATTGCCGATTATGCTGGACAAGGAACATGATACGTTTGTTGATGTTTTCTGTGGTGGCTGTAGCGTTATAGAAAATGTTCCGGACACGTATCGCAGGATTGCCAACGACAAGAATAAGTACCTTATCGAAATGTGGAAGCATCTTCAGAATGGTGGGTTTGTCTTCAACCATATTAGCAAGACGTTGTATAACTTTGCACGAGACTGCTATCATGGAAAGAATAATTACTTCACAGAAGCAGGTGTCGGACTAATTGGCTTTATGGCTAGCTTTAATGGTCGTTTCTTTGATGGTGGCTATAGCGGACATAATGTGGTCGGCAAGAACGGAAAGGTAAGAGATTACATAAGGGAGCAGATAGAAAACACAATGCGTGATGTGCCTCTTCTCAAAGGGGTTGAGTTCTATAGCGGCAGTTATGATGAACTTGTGATACCGGATAGGAGTATAGTGTATTGCGATTTGCCTTACAAAGCTACGAAAAAGTATGATGTATCAAAGAATTTCGATTACGAAAGATTCTATATATGGTGCATGGAAATGGCTAGAAGAGGTCATAAGGTATTTATCAGCGAATACCAGATGCCCCCGAGAGTTCAGATGTGTTTGGGAAAAGGAAGTAACCAATTCCCTTAACCCGAATATCACAAAGAGACCTATTGAAAGGTTGTTTACTATTGATTAGAATGAAGAAATGAAAGAAACTTATTGCTTGGAGGATACGCTTTACAATACAAAGCGTTACTTCACTATGGAGAATGGAGTGGTGTCAGGAACAGAACTTGCATAGGAAGACTTTAACGTGTTCCTTGATCTTGCAAGTCAGCTTGGTTATAAAGTTGTGAAATTATGACAAGGCGAGTTAACAAGGATTGCCCGTTCACGGCAGAAGAATTGGATGAGTTTAGAGCTGCCTTGTATAATGTGAATACATCTTTTCACTGCTGTAATGCAGCTCCGGTAGATTGGGCGGCAGGTTGGCAGCGGAATGATATAAGAAAGTCAAGGTAGGATTGCCATAATCTACCAAATATCCACGTGTCAAAGCCGTGTGATGCCTTGCGTGGTGGCAGGATGGTAAACTTAGGAGTCGCACGGCTTTATTTGGAAGTTTCCATAACTACAAATAGCCTATCGCTAATGGTTGTTCCCTTGGGCAGGGAGATAGTTAATACCGCATCGTAAGATGTGAACACTTGAAATTTGTCGGCAATCATTGGCAAATGCCTATAAGTCAGCGGCAGAAACCCTTGGGCAAGGTTGGGAATGGTGCACAGTCTTCAAATTCGCATCTGTCGCTGACGAATGGATGAGTGGCATTGGCAACTGAAAGCAATGCGACCCTCGCAAACTTGGAGCGGATTTTCTGATTAAACATTCCGTGTACTAGGTCACTGGGGAGGTATTGCCACCAAGAAGGGTTTGAATCCCTTCTCATCCACTAATTTTAAAAGGTTAAATTATGAATGAGTATTGTGAGAATTTGATTTCAAATGGAGTCCCTAGCTGGATAGTAGAGGAGGCTTATAAATTTACAATTGAGCCTTTGAAATCAACAGAAGGCTTGGTAGGAATTGATAAGGAAAATAGTGAGCTATATAGAAATGTCATTATCGCAGCCTACATTGAGGGTGCTAGTGCTACATTGGAAAAAGTGCAAAGATATTATGGCAGTGAGGAACATAGTTAGACAATGGAACAAAGCGTCTGAGGGATATTCGTACCGCTTCAAAGGTGGAGATATTTTCCTCCGGTTGGTAAAGGCTGAAGAATGCTACGAATTGCGTAACCCTATAGGCTATGGTGTTCAAGTAGTCAAGTGCAAAGACTTGGATGAAGCAGATGCTAAAGCCAAGGAAGTGCTTGAAGCGTTTTTTGATGACAAAGTTAATATAAAAGCAATCTGATTATGGACTTAGAATTATTGATAGATAAGATAGACTTTAGTCAAGGTGCAAGGCAGATAGCCAAACAAGCCTTGGAGTTGGGAATAAAATATCAAAAGGAAGATGCTTGGCATTCGGTTGAAGAATTGCCTGAGCACAACAGACGCATTGTCGGTCTGACCAAGGTTCGCAAGCGTTTCAAGCATCTGAATTTCTTAGGCGAGGAATGGTGGAAGAGGTTCACGAAGTCAAACTCCATCTATAAATGGGCTTATGTTGAGGACTTGATTTAAAATGAAAGATATAAAGCGTATACCTAAAATAGGTGAGGTTATTCCTTTCTTTGATGATGGAAAGGTCTGTTGCTCTAGGTTGTATAAGGCAATCATAAAGGACGTGGTTTTATATGCCTATGCACCGGATTATGTAAAGCAAGCATTCAAGACTAATTCTGAAGTGTGTAGTTGGGTCTGGAATGGAACAACTGACTATCTCATTGGTTGTGTTATTAAAGAGTATGATGAGAATGAAATTTGGTTTGCTCGCACAAAAGAAGGTGGTTGGTTCAGTTTAGATATTCAGTCCGATTGGCAAGGTGGAGTACTTGATGTAGATGGAGAATTAAAGAAAATACTAGATAATAATCGTAGAAATCCATAATACTATTTTGTTTTAAATGTTTGCCCCATCACTATATATAATAATGTAGTGGTGGGGATTCTTGTGTTAACGTCAGTGAATATTTGGAGTGTGGTATTATAGTATGTTAAATACTAAAAGAAACACATTAAAAAGTTTGCATATTTCAGATATTCTTTGTATCTTTACAATGTAATTAAGAAACAAGGTTACTAATTAAAAAGGTGAGACACACCATAAAAACTGTAAGAAGAAAGTGGAAAAGAATAATGTTTATGTAGAGGTGTTGGCAAAGATTGCCAGCCTCATGGGTAGAACAAAGGAGTCTATCCAGATGTCGTCTTCAAATACTCATACGAGTATTACGATGTTTGCCGAAAATAATAGCAAGATTATTGGAAATTGGTATTTTGATGCTTCCGATAGCAAGGAGTTGGTGGATGCTACTTTCAATGGTCTGAAGGCTTTGGTTGAGTCTCTTGAGCACAATAAGAGCAATGACGGACAAGCAGCGTAAGTACATAGAAAGTCTTATCAAGAAAGTGTTTCGTAATGCAGATTCGCAGAGCGAAATACTTTCCAGATTGGATAGAGTTAAGATTTCAAGCCAACAAGCTTCAGTAATGATACATGCATTGAAGTTAGAGTGCAACATCGGTCGTTCCGTTCCGGCATATATGTTAATGGCAAATAATCTAAATCCAAAAATGGATGAGTTTTTTAGCATATTAGGTTATGATGAATAACGGATTCGTCAAGAAGAAAAGAAGTTGATATGAAAAAGGTATTTATGATAATTGCCGTTGCCGCCATTTTGGTAGGTTGCAAAGGTAAGGGTACAAGAGTCCAAATCTCGGATTCTGTTGACAAATTCAAGGTCGAGAAATTGTTTGTTGTTGATAGTATAACAGTGTACAGGTTTTATGACCAAGGAAATGCTATCTATTTCACTAACCGGAAAGGTAGGGTATATGCAACCCATTCCGAGTACAATCCGGTTACTCATACATACAATGACGAGGTTAACGAAACTTTATGTGAAGGAGATTGAAAATGAATAAACGAAAATGCAAGAAGTTATTCTACAAGGAGAGTACTAAATGGCTTTTGAAAAGAGGTTGGACTGACGGTTATATAAGTCCTAATACTATAAAATATGTAGTAAGAAAGTTAGAAAAACTCACAAAGTTAAAACTTTTATACTACTTACATAATAAAGTTGAAGAAGATTACTTTATGATAAGGAAGGAGGTGAACAATGACTAAATGGTACTCTGCAAAAGAAGCTCCAAACTACGAAGAATGGATTCTTACAGAATGGTATGATGGAGACGATGGAGGTATTAAGTACGAAGCTGATTATCTTTACTCTTTTGTTTATTGGAAAGATTATGTAAGGAGAAACAACATCACAAAGTGGTGCTATATTAAAGATATAAAAGATTAGGTATATGAAAGTACTTAAGAAGTTTTTTTTTGTGAGCATATTTTCGATAATCGAAATAAAGGCTTGTAGTGTTAGTCCGAATTTAAAGAGGAGGTTTGATTATGAAATTATCTGAAATAGAATTAGATTTTTTGTATGAGAAATCTGCCGAGTTGTTTAGAGATAAAGTAAAACAACGAGGGGAAGATTATGAACATGATAATAGATGCGCTTGCCCTGAAGCTGTTCGCAGAACTCATCTACGAACTCTCGCAAGAGAATCTATAGAAGATGTTAAGATTTTAATTGATGAACTACGTAATAATGGTTATGAAGCTTAATAAAATGGTTTTAGATGATAAGAAAATAGATGAAGCCGCAAGAGGAGCAGCAGACTTGTATGAGCAAGATTTGCCTATGATGTCTTATGATGAAGACACAGAGGTTGATGGTCAGCATCATTTTTGTCAAGAGTTTGGCGCAGAATTATTTAAGGATGGTGCTAAGTGGATGCAAGAAGAAATCTTGAAGAAGTTGTGGCATCCTGCTAGCGAAGAGCCTGATAAACATAGAATATGTTTGGTAAGAGTTGTTTATCATCTTAATCATGGGATGCTTCCTGATGAAGAAAGAATAGAACAATCATCTTTTCACGATTTTGGTTGGTATGATTACGATTTCAAATATATTGGAGTTGATTATGATATTGTTAGCTATCTCTATGTTGATGAATTACTCCCGAAGAAAGGAGGCAATCATGATTAAGGAAGTAACAATGTACTCTGTCGTATGTGACAGATGCGGAAAGACTTATGGTGTGGACGATGGCATTGACTGTTGGGTGGACATCTGTACTGCTAGAGAACAAGCAACGGAATCCGAATGGGTAGAAATTGGCGATAAGCACTACTGCCCAGACTGCTATGAGTTTAGCGATGAGTTAGAAGAGTATGTTCCTAAAAAGAAAGGAGGCGACCTATGAAGATATTCACATTCGATGTTATGCTCAACGGAAGATTCGTCTGCACATTAAAGTATAAATATTGTGCGCTCTTCCCGATAGACTTTGAAGATTTAAAGAAGTTCATTCTCAAAAAGAGACCTACTTTGAAAGGTAAGGATTTTAGAATAGCGTTTTGATTATGAAAGAGATTAAAGCAGGGCAGAGAGTAACTATTATTCTTGAAGCAGTTGAGCAGAATGGTTGCGATGGATGTTTGTTCGACCATGATGATACGTGTTATAACCCGACATATAATGATTGGGCAGATGGATTTCAGTGTGAACCGGAAGACCGTTCAGACGGAAAACATGTAATATTCAAAGAAGTTAAGAAGCAAAAAAGAAATATGAAAGAAAATAAACACTCATTAAAGATAAGTCGTAGTTGTGGTAATATTACCCTTGATGGTTATCCAATAGCTACATATTCGAATGATGAATTGAAGATTCTGAAGAACCTGCTAACACAGGTTTTGGATGAAGTGAACGAATATATACATCTTTAGAAAAGTAAAGCGTATGAATGAGATAGAAAAAATATGTAAGGAAATCCAATGTCCACACTTTATTATATGGAACTCCGGATATGGTGATTGTATATCTTGTAAGCTGCAAGGGGAAAGCTACAATATAGAGTCTGTAGCCGATGATTGCCCTTACAAGGATAGGTTCAATAAACTTAAAAAGTAAAGAGATATGCTATACGAAGCGAAACAAGGATCAGAGGCTTACGAATATATTAAGGGTATTCTCGATGCTGAATTTGAAGAGCATCAGGCCTACATGAAAAGAGTAGAAGAAGCCGTAGGTTTCGAGTTTGAAAAATATCAAGGCTATCAGCCTAATAGTACTCTTACAAGAGTATATGAGATTACTGCTATATGGGTTCCTTCTGAGCGTTTCGATACGCTAGACGAGAAGATTTGGAAGAAGATAGATGGCGTAAAGTTAGAGGATGGATATTACGTTGCCGTAGCACCGAACAAGCGATATAAGCAAGGCAAAGCAATAGCAGAAGTGTTTCTGTCGTACAAAGCCGTTACTCATCATTTTAAAGTGTTGAAAGAACTGAAGATAGATGTACCATGTGCCAGTCGTTTCTCCATCACTCAGCTCCTCCGCCATAAAGACCGCATCTTTGTTTACTTTGATGACAGCATCCGAGCCGAGAAGAAAAATCCTGATTTCAAGGAAATCACGATAGGAGAGTATGAGGATTTCATTAATGGTAAAGATTAAGCGTATGGATAAGTTAGAATATATTAATGAGGATGTTGTTATGTATGACAACAAAGTAATGGTTGTCAAAGAGCCAAGAGACGGAAGCCACTTTGACTTGTATTGCCCGAAAGAAGGATTGGTGTACTGCTTTGTAAGTGTTGAGGATATAAAGCCAGTTGTACTCACTACAAATATTCTTAGAAAGAATCGGTGGCTTCCGCTTGATGAACGTTTTGTCACTTTCATAAAAGGAGATATTAAAATAACTACGCAAGCTGGTATTAGTATGTTACGTTTTAGAGAAGCGGAACCGATTTATCTTGAATATGTCCATGAACTTCAACATTTTCTCTTCGGCTTGAAAATTAATCAAGAAATGGAGGTGTAGGTATGAGAAATGAAGATGATATGATGCTAGGATTGATTCTAGGAGTATTGATATTCCTCACAATAGTCGTATCGGCTATTGCCATAAAGATTGGTGTTTAACGCCTTCGGGCATAAATAAATAGAAGTATGCTTTGGAAAGTAAAATATTCAAATATACTTGATGAAGAAAAGTTTATCTACTACCCTTACCTTGATGATATGGGGCATGTTACTGACCCTTATCTGCTTTGGTATAATGAATTTAAAACAGCAGGTAAGGATGTAGATACATATTTAGGCGCAGAAATTACAAAGTAACTAACCGTCCTTATAGGACATAAATATAAGTAATATGAATAAAAAGGTAAGTGAATTAGTACGTAAGTATGTTGAGAAGCACTTGGATAAGAGTGACCCAAAACAAGAGTTTGAGGTGTTTGTAGTATGGCAGTGCTACATTCTTGGTAATGTGAAGTGGTTGCTCTCAACAACGCTTCCTGATGGTATGTACTACGAGGTGACATACAACAAGGTCAAGGATGAGTTCTACCTTGATGCTTACAAGAAATTTGAGAATCGTTGTATTCAAAACAAGTAACTAACCACCCTCTCCTTGGCAACATGGAGAGGGTAAAAAGAAGAGAATATGAGATTATTAACGAAGAAAAAGCAAAACGAAGCATTGAAAAGAATACTGGCAAATTCCATTATTGCTTGGGATGCGGTAATGAAGTTTGAAGATAAAGAAAAAATCATTGATGCTTGTAACCATATACAAAATAACTTGGCTGATGCTGCTTATTCTATTGGTGGAAAGGATTCCATGATTGCAGTTGGAGAAGCATTTGTTAATTATATCAGTAAGGAGGATAAGTAATGAGCAAGATGAACGTTAAGGAGTCTCTTTTAGAAGTTGTTAAAAGCAACAACCTAGAGATACTCAAAATAGATTTATTTAACGATTTTGAGTTGTTCGTAAGAGAAGGCACTAGGGAACGTAATGAGTATTGCAAGACTTATGCAACATTAGACGATTTGGATTTTGATATAGAGGCTTTCTTGCTTAATGATGAAGTACGTGGAATTGTATACTGCCAAGATAAAGACACAAAAGAACCTGTGTGGATTGAACCTTGTAGTGATGAATGCTATTCTTGGTGGCAGGTTAGCAGAGTTCCAAAGTTCTATAAACGAAAGACTTTAAATGAAGTAAAGTTATTATTAATCAGTGCTAGAAACAGGTTCCGTAGTGCTATTGATGGTGTGATGATACCTCCTGATGAGAGATACAGAGAAAAGTCAAAAGCATTTGAGGAACTTGAAAAAGCACTTGAAGAGTTGGTGAACGAAACTATGTGGGTAAGCAAGCCCGACAAGGAGGACAAGGTATGAATTACAAAAAGGTACTAACGAGATACATTCAAGGAAGGCTGTCGGAATTATCTAATGTTGACGCTTATGAACCAAACAAGTTAGCATTAACTAATCTGTTGTGGTTTCTTGGCAAGGCAACCAGTAATGAAGTGATTGTGGCAAAGCTTAAAATCATGGATGGTGCTGATATAAAAAGAAAGAAATATCTTAGTAGGTATGATGGTAACGAATCATTATACGAGGATGATTATTCCAAGGCGGTAGGCACTATCGGAAAGGATTGCTTGACGTATTTACAGGAATGCTTGACGTATTTACAAAACGCCAAAAATGAGGTGCAAGATGAAAACAAGGCAAGCCAAGAAGATTTTGAAGAGCCGGAATGATTATTGGTGGTCAAGAAGATATTGGTATAAGTTAGAATTTGACCAATTGCGTTTTAAAGACCACCGCATCACAAAGGCGATAAGATTAACAAAAAAGTAGTAGTGTATGAATATAGAATTTTTATATCTTAGTATGAGCTTTATCTACATCCTGCTTGTTTGTTTGGATGGAGAAGATGTAAAGCCAAAATGGAAGCAATGGCTAGCTGACCAACTAGGCATCAAACCAAAGATAGAGGTTAGATACATAAAGCCACAAGTTATTAAGCTTCATTCAAGAGTTGCAATGTCAAGCTTTGAAATGCAATATTATTGCCGTGACAAATCTGGCATGGAGTAATTGAAGAGAAGAGCAATAGAAAGTGTGTATGATGGCATTCTTCGGGAAATGAAGGTAAATGGATTAATTTCTATTTCGCAATATAATGACATTTATAGTAATAACACTATTTATGAGGGGACATGTGAAATTTATAAAACAAGTAATGTATGAAGATAAGACAAGCTAAGAAAATTTTGAATATGATGGAGAGAGGAACGGACACACGTTACTTCGAATCAAAATATACATTTAAGGAAGAGAGTAGATTCATTCCTAGATTAAAGAATCTCTATCAGAAAGCAACTATCAGATGGAATAAGGCAAATATGCCGAGTGCTAACGTTAGCGTGTTTCGTGCAATTTTGAGAAATTCAAAGGAGTGTGGTCGTTGTAAGCATTATAAAGGTAATGAGTTTATCGGCAGATGCACCAAACTACATGATGATGTTGAAAGCAGCGACTGGTGTAGTGGAACGTTTTTTCGCAGAAAGTGAGGTTGATATGAAAATAAGACAGGCTAAGAAGATAATGAAGCAAGTCTATAAAACCCGATATTGGGCTTATAGACAAGGCTATTATTGTGGCAAAACGGATGTAGGAAAGCTAGCCGGAGACTATCGTTTGTTAAAGGCTATGCGTCTTACACAGAAGTGGGAAATCCGCAAGATGCGAAATAAAATATTGAAGAAGAATCCGTTCAAACCGAGAGACCTTCGACGTAGTGCTTTAAAATTAATGAGCTATGGATGTAGCAATGCTTAATCGTAAAATTCTCGGTGTAGATTTTGAATATAAAAACTTCTAAAATGAAAAAGAGATATGGAAATTAAAGATAACAAATTAGTCCTTGATATTCCTAAAGGAATGGAAGTGGACGTTGAAAAAAGTGACTTGAAAGCTGGTATTATTAAGCTTAGAAAGAGGGTAATCGGCTATATGGATGCCATATCAGCTTTAGCAGACAAAGATATTCGTCCAGCATGTATTCAAGTTTCATATATGAATGTGGATAAGCTAATTGCATTATCTAGGTTAATGATTATAGCTAAGTACTATAATAGAGATTGGAAACCGGATTGGAAATCTAATGAATGTAAGTATAATATTATGCGAACCAGCGAATATGGTATTACTTCAAGTAGTAATTATAACGAAGGAGCTATTTACTTCAAGAACAAAGAAGATGCCCAAGCCGTTATTGATAATCCGAATTTCAGAAGCACTCTTGATGCAATCTATAAGGACTAAGGCTTATGATGGAAATGTTCTTTAAAAATGTAAAGTTCCGTGAAGTCCAGCATTTGGCTTTCTCGGATGAATACATAACCGCATACGTATCGGTGAATAATGTTCCGAAGATACATATGAGTGTTAATACACCTCGTGACGAATATGGGTTTGCGAAAGGCAAACCAAAGCGTTACTTTAGAGTAGGGTTAGGAAAATGGCTCACTGAACGAGCGTTTGTTAAAAAATATTTTAGTGAAGAATAAATGAATATAAAAAGTCAGATATGGAAACTGAGATTAATGTAGCGGAAATTCTAAAGGATAAGCCGCAAGGAGTTAAGTTGTATTCCTCAATATGTGGAGCAGTAGAGCTTAAAGAAGTTCTTGATGTACGTAAAAAGAAATCTATTGTGGTTAAAGAACTCAATTCAAGTAACCAACATAGATTTTGGTACGATGGCAAATTCTTTAAAGCAGGTCAATGTGTATTGCAACCTTCTAAGGAAATGGCAGACTGGTCTAAGTTCTCGTGGAAGAGGGGTGATGTGTTGGTTTGTAAAGATGTTAACTCACATATTATCTTTGATAAGTTTAACGATGATACATATACAACTTTCACAGGTAAGCTGAACTATCAAGCAACTAAAGCTGGATATTCTTATGTTCATACACGTAATATTGCTATGACACAAGACTTCGATATTGAGAAAGATGATGCTGCTCAGACCTACATCAATACTATAGAGGAAAGACTGAGAGGCAAACTCAATCGTGAGACTCTGGAAGTAGAGAAGCCGAAGAAGAAACCAGTATTTGAGTTGGGCAACCTTTACGTCTTCAACGAGGAAGACGAGGACGGAGAGCAGACAATCATCGGCAAACTCATCGGCAAGAACGAGAGTGAGGACACGCTGACATTCGGCAACCAGTATGAAATTGAGAACGAGAAGTTCGTTACCGACCAAGCCTTCGACCTGCGTATCAGCATACATGAGGAATTGCGAGAAGCTACAGAGGGCGAAGCCATCACGTTTCAAGAGGCTTACACTATCTGGGAGAAGAGCAAGGAGCAGCCAGTCTTCAAGCCTTTCGACAAGGTGTTGTGCAGAGACGATATAGGTAAAGAATGGAACATTGACCTTTTCGAAAGTACGGTGACTCATAATAGCAAATATAACTATAAATGTATGGCTAACATCTGGAAATTCTGCATTCCTTATGCTGGTAACGAGAATTTATTAGGTACAACTAAAGATGTGGAGGTATGATAGACGAAAAGAAAATAGAAGAAGCTGCTTTTGAGGAATACCCTCTTAACAGCGATGGAAATATTATAGGAAGAAATGGCTTCAAAGAAGGTGTTAAGTGGGCTGTCAACGAGTCTTTGAAGGATTTATGGCATCCTGCTAGCGTAGAGCCGAAGTGTCATAGTTACATCATATTTAAAACCACAAACAATAATGGATTTGGAACAGAATACATAGATTGTAGTTGGGAAATACTAGTTAGATGTCTGCAAATTACTCAATGGCTTTATGCAGAAGACTTACTTCCAAAGGAAGGAGGTGAGTGCCAATGACCGATGCAGAATTTAACAAGTTTGTGCTTATACTAGAGAACGAGGCGTTTCGGTTTTCAAGAAGCCAAAACGAATTTAAGGAACATCGAGTAGTGATAGAGCAATCCTTCAAAATAGGAGGATTGTTCTTCCTTAGAGAACTGAAAAAGTACTTTAATCAAAAGAAGTAAGCGTATGAAAAAAGTTTCTTTGACTGATGATGAGCTGGAATTACTTATTATCGGGTTGCATTGTGTAGATAGGTCTAATTATAACAACTATGGACGATATTACGATTCTTATGATAAAGTGTCGCAAATAAAGGAAGAACTTAGGATTAAACTTAAGAGGGCGTTGTATAATTATTAGTTTTGAATAGTAGCTTAAATATATTAAGATATGGAATTAAAGATAAAAACGCATCATGCTTTACCTTGCCGTACAGAGGTATTCACTATTAACGGAAAGAATGCCGAACAAAATGATTTTGGTGATATGTATGACCATCATAGACAAGATGCAGAGCCTTATGCTTGTGCCGATATGCACTTTGACCCAAAGCCTCCAACAGAGGAAGTTCTAAACCGCTATAATATAACGGAAAAAGAATATTATGACATTTGCAACGAATTGGAATATGAGTTGTGCGTTGGTCGTTGCGGTTGGTGTGTTTGATAGTATTAAAAAATAAATAATATAAGAAATGACAAAGGAAGAAATATTGGAAATAGCATCTGATTTTGAGGATGAAGATGAGTTCGTAAAGTGTGATAGACTGCCGTTCTCTGAAGAATTGTGGCTTTTACATCAGCTAGTGTATATCGGCTTGTCTTGTACCTATACAGGTCGTGGTTATATAATTGAGAAACTTAAAGATTAGTAAAATGGAAGCAAATGATTATTTGAAAGCCATGCAAGCTATGGACGAATTGGATAGACTTGTAACTAGTGTTTATCCGGATAAGTTTAAGTTGGTCTGCAAGAAGTATGGAATAGATGAATGCGAGGCGATGAATATGTATTCGTACTTGCAAAAGATGCATAAAGGTCAGTCTTGGTTAGTTAGATACAAACCATTGGAATATCTAGAGCGTGTATTAACTCTAGCCAAAGAAGCTTATGCGTCTTACATGAACAACGGCTTGATTCTAAGTATGGTCAATTTTGGTGATAAGTACACAAGAATACTTGTAATCTTTGAGAAAGATGGCGTGAGAAGCCAACAGGAATTTGACCTTAGAGAGCAAAGAACATATGTAGATATAGCGGACTTTATTGGAAATGGTTACTCCATCGTATCTGTTATTCGTCAGTCTGATAATGTTGATAGCGAAAGCTTCGTTGGAGAGAAGGATGAGAGAAGTCATAGTATTCCTATTTACGATGGCGATGTAATGCTTTGTTACGTGAACAAACCGGAATTTTGGAGTTTAGATTGGCGTAACAGCGGACTTTATATTTGTGAGAGTGGCTCATATCATAGATTGCTATACACCCCTAATAAGGGGTACGTAAGACATGGAGAGCCAGATGTAGATGAAGACTTCACCCTTGATATTGGGGAAGAATCCTTCAGTAGTTATGTTATGACTTTAGACCAGTCTTGGTATAAGTTGGGTAATGTTCATGCAGGTATAGGCTTTTTGAAGGAGAAGGAATAGAAGAGTAAAAGGAGAGGAATATCATTTCCCCTCCTTTGTCCTAATCTCCAGCTCGATAGGCTTGCCGCAATGAGGGCAAACAAATGTTGGCTTAGATGGCTCGATTTCGTCTTTGAAGAAGTCTCCAACCTTACACCCTAATACATCGGCAATACGCTGTAATGTCCTCATCGTAGGGTTACGGCTGAGGTTTTGGGTAAAAGTAACTCTTGATATACCCATTTCTTTAGCTACCTGTTCGATAGTAAAGCCCTTTTCTTTAATTATTGATTTAACGTCCATATTTATAATATAATAATGTATGATTGAATTTCGACTGCAAAGATAAGAAAGTTTTTTGAAACTACCAAATTTTTCTCTTGTATTGATTGAATTAAATCATACAATGTGAAGTTCTGTTAAGAAAAAGGTCATACATATATAGTTATGTTAAAAGATGATTAAAATCATTCGTTTTCTTGCGAATAATTTGGTTTGTATGATTTTATTTTGTATCTTTGCAATGTCTTTAAGAGATAAAGGCTTTAAAGTTTAACTATTAATTGCTGTTATGCAGCCGAGTCGGCACTCGTAAAACGGTTTGAGGATATGACTACTTCAATTAAGAACAAGATGAGAAAGGTAATGCAGTTGGCACATAGAGCCTATCAGTTGAAATCAAGTTCAATGTCTTGGGTTGAGTGCTTGAAACAGGCTTGGCAGGTCGTAAAGCTTGAGGCAGCGATGAAGACCAAGGTAGTAGAGTTCTTCTTTATGAAGATGAATGGTGAGGTAAGACAAGCCTTTGGTACTCTCCTTCAGAGCCACATTGACTATACTCCAAATGGTACAGGGCATGCAGCATCAAGAGATTGCATCCGCTATTGGGATGAAGCAAAGGGCGCATGGAGACAATTCAAGGCTTACAACTTCTTGCGAGTTGCATAAAGATATATTCACGTTCTAAGGTGTTTGGCGAGGCTTAATAGGGGGTGTGCCTTTAAACACCCCTTTAGTTTAGGACTTTTAAAGTATTTGAGATATGGAGACAATTGCTAAGTGTTTGAAAGAAGTGTTCTACAAAGGGCATCATATTACCAAGGTGGAGGACGTATTCGGTCAGATTGCCGTTCGCATTGATAATGTTGTTGAACCAGACTATGCTAGCATAGCCGAGGCGAAACGGGTAATCAATGGTAAAGCCCCAAAGTGGTTTAATGATGGTTATATGTGGGACGAAGCCAGCAAGAAGGTTGTAAAAGACCCTAACGCTTTCCGATGGGAGAAGTAAGAAAAGATAAGGCAAAGAACTTAATATAATTGATTATGGAAAAGTTTATTGATGGCAGTTATGAATTCGAGACAACAAACGAGTTTCCGGATGGCTATGAGATTTGGGCGATTGGTCGAAGAAATTTCGAGCACAAAGGCTACGTGCCATTGTGTGAGGTCGATGAGAACTACAACGTAAAAAGAGATACCTTGAAGGCTTTGAAAGTCAAGGATGAAGCATTAGCTTTGACTTTGCTCTATGAAGCCGTTAAACGAGGTGTTAATAAGAAAAAGTATAACAGAATGATTAATGCATAAGAAAATGGATGAGAATTTTCTGAATGTGCTCTATATCGAGCACACGGATAAAATAGGTGTTCTAAAGGACGATAAGGACGAAAGGGTATCAGTTATCCTTGGGACGGACAAAACGCTTGTAGAACGCAAGAGAGAGGGTAAAACGTACCTTCTTGTACCTTTGACAAAGAACCATACATTTGTCTGCAAGGATGATAGCATTGATGTGGATGGTGAGTATATCAAGAGTGAAATCTTCTTCCGCAAGGATGCTTGCCAATGGATTGAGATTGACAAAGAAACGTTATCTAAGGTAGCGTAAGAAATAATGATGTTTAAGCTATGAAAGTATATGTAGTAATTTCTTCATACCAACATGGATTGGGTGAAGCAGTGGAGGTTGATGCAGAAGTCTTCTCTACCATAGATAAGGCAAGAAAGGCGATAAGACACAAAGGAATGAACACTTTGGAGAATTACAAGCGAGTTTTGGATTGCGATGATTATCTATACAATATCTCAGATTCTTTCTTTCATATCTCAGACAGCGAAGGAGAGACGTGGGATAATTTCGATATTGTAGAACGAGAAGTAAAGTAATAAGACTATGGATATTAAGATTATCAAAGACATCTTAGATGATGCAAAGGAGTGCGGTTGCATTGCAGGTATTTCACTCTCTAATGGGCAGTTAACTCATGCAAACTTTAGCAAATCAAAGTTATTTGATTTTACTGCCGATGTTCTTTATAACAAAAAAAAGCATTTGATAACTATACTTGCTGAGAACGGAAACAGAGATTACATTGATAGTGACTCTATCATACGTATCTTTATTAGAGAAGGTGTTTAACAATTAATTATAGGAGAATATGGATGCAGGTCATGTGAATGTGATATTAGGCGAAGCCGAGGACAAAGGTCTTAGAGGAAGTATCAACTTGGTAGGTGGAGCAAAAATAAGTTTCGACTTCAATGGTATTGGTATTGAAACATCTTTCAATTGCAATACAAAGAACAGAACACTTATGATTGGAAGTGGAAGCACAGTAGTGTTTACACGTAAATATATTGATTGTAGCTCTATCCAGTATATTGAAGTGTTTGAACGTACAAAATAATTATAGGAGACAAGAATATGAATGTACTAGACTATTATGAGGTTGTCACCTCAAAGATTTTCAAGTTGGAAAGCATGAACGAGGGGCTTGTATTGATAGCACCGGAGCAAGAGGTGGATGGAGTCCGTTCCTTAATGGTGGGATTATATGTTCCTGAGCATGAACGATACAAGATGTATACTTTCCGTTCCTCTATGAATGAAGGTGAACTTGGCGACAAGTATAAGGCGATGGTCGGCTCAATGGATGTGCTTAAACCGGATTGGGATAGAATCAGAATGAAAAGACGGAAGAGGTTCTAACCTCTTACCGCCTTTAAGATGCATTCGTTGATGAAGTCACTTTTGTTTCCGTCTAAGGAATTGAGGATGTCAAGTGTTTCTTCTGTGGCTGAAAAGAACATACGTTTAGCGCATTTTTTCTTGCGTCCACAGCCTTCTCTTGCACCTCCCCATGACTTGGTTGTCTTTTCTTCGTTTGTGTCCATACGTTAAAAATTTGGTGGTTTGAAATAAATTTCGTACCTTTGCAACGAAATCCCAAGGTGGGAGGCGGTGGGCAGCACCACCTCCCTTGGAGTTAGAATAATCTAATCGTGAATGATAAGATTTCTATTTTCCAAATCTTCAATGAAACTTTGAGAACGTTCATAAGACTTTGGGATTTCATTTTACCTACTCTTTCAGGTTTTCGGCATCCCCTTTGTAATCTCTCTTTGATTACACTGCAAAGATACGAAAAATATTTGAAATATGCAAACTATTTCAAGATTATTTTAAGAAAACATGAAAATAAATTAGAGTTTTCTTGCATTTCTCGAAGGTTTTTATTACCTTTGCGAATGCAAACAACAAAACAATGAGCTTATGAAAGTATTATCAATTCGTCAGCCGTATGCTTGGTTAATCGCTATCGGCTGCAAGACCATTGAGAACAGAACATGGAATAGAAAGTTCCGTGGTCGTTTCCTTATTCATGCTAGCCAAGCCAAACCCGAAAAACTTGACGGATGGCAGGAGAGCGCAATGAAGAAATATTGCCAAGAGCATGGTATTGTTATTCCTGACTTCAAAGACTTGCCAACGTCAGCCATTATCGGCAGTGTAGAGTTGGATGATATTCAATTCCATGAGGCTTATCCGGATGCATTTGCTGAAGATTTCCAATATCATTGGTTCTTGAAGAATGCTAAATTGTTCGATGAGCCGATTAGAAACGTCAAAGGCAAGTTATTCCTCTGGGATTATGAGTATAATGAAGCCGAAATGTAAAATAACAATACTTTTGTAATAAAAATACAAGTTATTGAAAATTAGCGCAAAAATCTTTGTTGTTCTAAGGGTTAGATAAGAGGTAAATGTAAAAATAAAGAAAGCCTCAACCTCTAACGAGATTGGGGCTTTTACAGTTGTCCTAGTGTGTCTCACCATTATTATTTCGTTCAATCAAAGGTAAGATACCTTTCTCCTTTAGGAACTCATAGAGAAAGAAACGCCCTTTTTGAGTCCATTTCGTGTTGTATTTGATGGTTTGTTTTCCATCATTGTGCGTAATGGTCACTGGCTCGCTATTCACATATCCCTTATCCAAATATTGGCGGTACAAGACCCATTGGTCAGAAACCTTGTGCTGGATACCATGCTCATGCAACAATTTGTTGAATGCTTGCGGACTCATTCCGTAATCCTGCGCCATTGATGTAATCACGCTTGTGCTCTTGTTTTTCATCATCACATCGAAGTAAGTAGTCTTAGGCTTCATCGTTGTAATCTGTGCGCTTAGTCCTACAATCTCCTGCGATGCCTTGGCAAGTTCCTCCTTCTGCTGTTTGTTCTCCAAGGTCAGTACTTGGTTCTTCTCGAACTGGTCAGCCCAAGCTCTTGCTGCTATAGCCGGATTAGTGAAATCGGGCAAAGATGGAACACTCTGCATTCTTACTTTTTTCTCAACCTCAATGAAGTACTTGCGAATCATCCTGCCTGTCTCATTGTTCTCAATCATACACAACTCCTTAGCCATATCCAAAGATAAGGCATACTCTGTAATAGTAGTAGCACCATTTTCTCGTTTAATAACTTTATTAAATGAGCAAAAGTCTTGATTTTCAACGAATCCGTACTTTTCAATACGGTTTCGAATCCAATTAGCAAACTGCTGCTTACTACCCAACTTATGGTGCAGCTCTCTTGCATTGACGGCTTGATTACCATCACGTTCTTCTACCTTGATGAGTTCAAAGCCTTCAACCTTGATTTTCTCACTTTGATTTACGAATGCTCCCAGCATGGGTGCATCATTCAAATTCTTTTCTAAATAATCTTTCATTTCTTAATTTGTTGATAATTTATATTTGGCTGTGGTGGAAACGAAAAGCCCCATCCGCTAAAGTCACGAGTGCGGACAGGGCTTGTATCATTCATCCACTATTGTAGAGCGATGGACGAAATGACGATACTCCACGCTTGGAGTTAATGAAATAATATGTTTAATATGAATTATTAATTATCTCAAATATCAGTCAGTCATGCGCTCTACTTCACAACCATTATTACTTTCGGCTGCAAAGTTAATGCTTTTTTCTTTAACTTGCAAACACTTTAGTGTTTTGTCTAAAACATTAACGTTTGTTTTATTTTGGAGGACTTCTGCCCTCATCAGCACGACCAACTCTTATGGCACGATGCTGCACATTACTTCTTCTTCCCATTGTTCACGGAATTAATTGTTAAACTTCAAAGATAATGTGCAGTTTATTGTGTGCCTCACCTTATATGTATTATGCTACCATTGATAGCATTTCTTTAGATTGCATCTGGATCCATTGGCAACCATTCTTTCTAAAAAAGATGTCCGAATCGAACCGCTTGCCATCCACAATGATGTGGCTACCCTTGCACTCGAACTTGTGGTTTCGGGTCAATGGTATCAAAAGGTACGTATTGCCCACTTTCTTGTCGTACACAAGCGTCAAATCCGTACCGATAACCTGTGATACCGCCTTGCGCTCATCTGAGCTTAAAACGCCAATCTTGCCATCATGCTCAACATAAAGAGCATCCATCAAATCCTTATTCATATCTCTTAAATGTTTAATGTTCAAAGTCCGGTGCAGTTTAGCGTGTGCCTCACGAAATCTATTACAAGTCACACTCGTATGAGTATTGCTTTTTCAGCTTGTTCAATGCATTCTCGGTAACGTAGTAGATGTTATCGAAATACTCGCTTTTCTTGATGCTTCGGCTTTCCTTCAGCTCTACCTTGTGATTGAATGTCACTTCGTAGCGGTTAGCGATGCTTGTAATCAAGAAATCGACCTCACGCTTATGTCTGTCCAGCTCGGTCTCTTTATACTCACCACGCTTGATAAATGCGTCCTTGTTCGTCTCTTCGATGGTTGCAGCCATATTGCCTTGCATCACGATAATCTTTGCGCTCATATCTAGTTTCTTTTTAATCGTTAATAATCTTGTTATGCAACTCGAATCAAGTTATAGTTCTTGAATTGTCTCCACTCTCCCTTGACCTCATCCCAATACTTGGTGCAGTCCTTGCAAGCGTAACCCTTGCCGTTTGGAGTGTAGTCAATGTGACTCTCCATCAAAGTGCCGAAAGCCTGACGAATCTCACCATTCATCTTCTGAAAGTAGAACTCAACGACCTGCTTCTTCATGCGAGCCTTCAGCTTGATTACCTGCCAAGCTTGCTTCAAGCATTCTGCCCAACTCATGTAAGCACCCTTAAGCTGAAATGCTCTGTGAGCCATATTCATCACTTCTCTCATCATATTCTTAAATGTAGTAGCCATAATCTTTCAATTTTAAACGTTAAACTTAAATTACTTACTTTGCAAGTCCGATGCTCTCACGCAAGAAGCTCTTGGCCTCATCGTTGTTCATATTGAGCTTAGTTGTTATCATATTCAACATTCTATCAACGTCCTTTTGGGTGTTTATCCTGTTGCTTACGAACTCTATCATAACGAACTTCTGAATCAAGTTTCTTCTTATCATTGAAGTAGTCATATTGCTATACCGTTTTACGAGTGCCGACTCGGAGGTGCAACCTCAGCTAAATTAATAATGTTATTGTGACCTTTCTTTCTTAATCACGATGCAAAGGTAACATATTTACGTTACACTGCCAAATATTCTAGAAAGAAAATGTAACGTATTTAGGTTAATTAACAAATATTCATTTGTAACGTACTATTCTTTAAACTACGTTAATACTTTTACGTATATATGCTACATTTCAAAGATTATTCTTATCTTTGCAAGAAAATAACAATGTAACGTATTACGTATTATGAGATTTAAAGATGTTCTTAATAAATATGGTGTAACGCAACAAGACCTAGCAGACCGGATGGGTATGAATAGAGTTTCGGTTTCTCGTTTACTTAGCGAGAAAAACGACTTGCGTATATCAACTATCGAAAAAATAGCAAACGCTATAGGCTGTCCTGTAGCAGAATTGTTTGATAAGCAGAACAAAGAAGATGCTATTAGTGATTTCATCGCCCTAATAAAACAAGGTGGTGAGTTGTATTCCGCATCGTCCATCGCTGAGGCTAGGGTCGTGTTAGATAAGTTGGAAAACAAAAAGGAGGGGAAATAGCATTCCTCTCCTTTGCCTAGAAATTCAACGAAGGCATGTTGTTGTTTCCGAAAAGTAACCTGAATGTTTCCTTTCCCTTTGGCGTGATTAGGGTTCTTGTGCCAGTCGCCTTGTCATTTCCCCAATCCTTCATCTTGAACAGGTCATCGTTATATTGCGAGTATGGCTTGATATGGTTCTGCTTGTCACGGTAGATGTATTTTTTCGCAATCAGTATCTTTATGAATTGGTTCTGTTTCAATCCAATCTCCTTTGCCGTGTCTCTGAAGTTCGTAAGTAAGCCTTTATCAACCAAGTTATCAAAGTATTCTGCCTTTGGCTGCATTTCCTCGTTCTTTTCCTCAATGGCTTTCTTCTCTTCCTGCTCCTTTATCCAACGCTTCGCTCTCTCAATTGGGTCTTCAATCTGATAAGAAGGTATCATGCCTTGTGCTACACAATGAAAGACCTTGCGGTATATCTCGAATACTGGGCGTACTTTGCGGGCAATAAAATACTCCAAGCAAGCAGAAGTGAGATAATAATTAATCTTATTGCTACCGCCCCAATCTTGCTTGCCATTTTGGGCAAGTGAGTTATCAGAATCTTGCTCCGCATCATTGAGGAGCGAGTTTTCCGCATTATTGCGGATAACGATAAAGTCCACATTCTCAATGAAATTGGTCTTCAAGGCACGCACAGCATTATCCTTTCGCTCGTAAGCGAGCTGCCAGACATCATCAAGATTTACCGGATATTCCTTGCTCTGCTTATCTAACTCCAAAACACTACGAAAGTATCGCTCCAAATCTGATGAAGTACTTTCTTTTGTCAAAACAATCCCATTTTCCATTGTCTCTTTCTTTTCAGTTTTTAACGTGTGTCTCACGCTCTAAAAATTAAGCTGTTATTCCTATAATGTGGAAATCGGATGCAAAGATACGACTTTTTAGTGTAACTTGCAAGTATATTAATGTAATAAAGATTATTATAACAAAATATAACAGATAGTATAATGATAGTTAAATATGAAGATGAATAATGGCGGTTTCATATAAAAGATGTACTTTTGCATATTAGTATTCAGTATTGTCCATCGCTGAGGCTAAGGATGTGCTGGACAAGCTGGAAAGTGTTAAGTAACGTGGGGCGTTCCTCACAAGGTTCAATAATTAAAAGTAGGGATTATGAAGAAGAAATTAATAATTGCCATCATTGCAGCTATCGTTGTGCTAGGTGGCGGCATTGGTGGATGTGTGTACCATTTCAACCAAGTTAAGGATGAAAAAATGGCTAATTACAAGAAGGCGTTGTCTGATTATCGCTTCAATAGTAATAGATTGATATATTCTTTGGATTTCATAGCAACGGATTTTATTATCAATTGGAATTCTGCTATAATGAACAAAAAGGCTATGAACGCAAAGAATGAAATAGTTCCTTGCTCTGATTTTGAAGATGCTGTTTCTTCTCGATATGCCTTCTATGATAAGTATGGTGCATATAAGATTTTGGATAGTGTGTATGTCTCATTAGGAAAGCATTTGGAAAAGATGCGTGTAAATTCTAATGAAGACCAGCAAAAAATCGTGGAAAGCTGTAGTGATGAATACAAGGAGTTGAATAATGCTATTGTTCTTGTAAAAAAGCCTTATGGCGCATTGGTGCAATATTCTAAACAGAAAGGAGACTTGTTCTTTAAACTTTATGCTTTTGATAGCGAATTGGCTAAAGTTTCCCCATTGGAAGAAGATAAGGGCGATGAGAGAATAAAAGCAATGAATATGGAATTATACGGAACGGATTTGTTTGTTACGGCAGACTTTGACAAAGAACCGCAAAAGGCTAAAAAGCAAAGTTATACGTTTAGTAAAATTTCAACAAATTGGATTTATTTAAAATGATACTTATATTATAATAATAAGGTGCAATCCTTAAAATAGGTTCTTAAAAGAAAATAAAGTTTAAAAGAATAAAGAAATACACTAAATAATTTGCGTGTTTCAGAAATTATGCTTACCTTTGCAAACGAAATCAGAAATGGTTTAGCCGTGAAGTCGTGAGCATGGTTACTGGGATAAGAAGAAATTTAGAAGTCTTCGGACTTTTCTATACTTTTAGCCTCGTTCGCTACTCACGACAATAAGCGGACGGGGCTTTTGTTTTGTCCCAAAGGTAAGAGGCATACCTGTAAAACTGCCGTGTTTAATTAATAATTATGTAGAGTAATGAAAACGATTTCATTGAAATTGGTAGGCACTAAGCCTTTGATGGTTCACAATCCAAGAGTAGTTGACCCATTCGACAAGTACAAGAAACTTTTGCAGCCATTGACTAGCAAGCGAACAAAGACAGATGATGATTTGTTGGAGATTTGCCGTCTGCAATTCCTTGCATCCTTGTATTATCGCAATGGTGAGTATGTGTTACCACAGTCGCACGTAGAGGGTAGTTTTCAAGCTGCTGCCAAAGAACGTAAGCTTGGCAAGAAGTTCGAGCGTTCCTTCGGTCTTTATGGTGATGGGGTGTTACAATTCAAGGACAACGACAAGACACCGGAAGAACTTTTTGAGGTTGGTCGCACAAAGGAGGGTTATTTTGACCCATCAACATCTTATGTTGACACAAGAGCGTGTGGTATCAAAGGTTCTATTAAAGTCCCTGCGACAAGAGCGATATTCCCAGAGTGGTCAACGGAAGTTACCTGCTGGTACGATGAAACCCAATTGAACGAGGAGGAAGTATTACAGGTGGCAGAGATTGCAGGTCTTCGCTATCATGTTGGTACTTACAGGAAGCTTTATGGAGCATTTAAAGTAGAAAAAAAATAATTCATTCAATAATAAGGTATGGTGCGGAGAGGTTTGGTAGGGTTTAGTGAAGTGTGGTAAGGTGCGGTAATGTTTAGTGAACTCAGGTATGGTAAGGTCGTATGCAGTAATGTAGAGACGAACACAATGATGGTCGTAGGCGAGGTTCGACTCCTCGCCATTGTGCTATTGATGAGGTGGAGTGGAGTAAGGATTAGTGGAGTGGAGTTTGGTATGGTGATGTAAGATCAGGTGCGGTGAGGTACGGTCTAGTCAAGTTTAGTAGAGAAGAACTTCCTACATGGTGGTTATCCAAGGTTCGATTCCTTGGTAGGAAGCAATATTAAAAGAATAATGGTATGAAAGAAGATACGAAAAATAGTTTTGATGGTTTGGAGGAAGAAATTCTTTCTACATTTAAAGATGGTCAATTGATTTCGCATGAATGGATGAAGTCAAAGTTTGGCATTATCCCTTTATGTTGGGATGATTACAAGGATATTCAGAAGTTATTCCAAGCGAAGGACAAGCAGCAGTTTGATTATATGACCTTGGTAGATAAATTGCGTTGGGATATGTTGAAGCGAAAGAAATGCTATCTTAAAAATATCTATGGTGATGGCTATGTAATTGTTCCAAAGGAAGAACAGGCTGAATATGGATTCACCCAAACAATGAAGGAAATCAAGGAGTCCTTGCGCAAAGGTGCTTTGATAATTGGAAACGTGAGACCTTTGCCAATGTTTGCCGTATCATCCTATAATGATATTAAAAGCCGTTTCGGCACAATAAAAAGCGTGTTGTCTGCGTTAAAGCTATAGAGCCGCAACCTTTTAAGCGTGTGGCTTCAATTGTTACAATATAGAACTCAGAGTCTTCTGCATGTGAATGTAGAAGACTTTTTGTTAATTGTGGTTAATATAACAAAAAAGTTATCCTTTTATTTGCGTATATAACAAAAAAGTTATATCTTTGCATTGTCTTAAGGACAAAAGAGGTCTTTTACTTATTTATTAATTTCTTCTATATATGATGAAGACTAGTCAATTAGTGAGAAAGCTGACCCAAGCAGGTTGCTATGTGGTTCGGCATGGTGGTAATCACGACATTTGGTTTAGTCCAACAACAAAACTTAAATGTCCAGTGCCACGGCACGGCAGTCGTGAAGTTTCTCGAAAGACTTACGACAGTATTCTTGAAAGATTGCTTGGGCTTTAAGCCCAGCAATTTTTCGCTTATATAGCAAGAAGTTGATATGGGTTTAAGACCTCTTTTTAAAGTTTAGAATCGGAATTATGGCAACAAAGGTAATTATACAAGTAGAAAAGTGTAAAGAAGAAAAGAATTTTTCTTGCTATATGGTGGATAAATTTCCAGACTTCCATCTAGCCGGATTTGGCAACTCTGCAAAACAAGCGATGGAAGATATTTTTGTAGCAAAGGAAGAGATTAAAGAGCTTCTTGAAGAAGAGGGAAAGCAAATGCCTGAATTGGTGTTTGAGTTCCGGTATGATATAGGTTCTTTCTTCGATTATTTTTCATATCTGAATATTAATGGTGTCGCAAAGAAAGCTGGCATTAATGCTTCTCTGATGCGTCAGTATGCAATGGGGATCCATGAGCCTAGCAAAAAACGTAAGCAGCAAATTCTTGATTGCTTACATAGAATTTCAAAAGAATTACAGGCTGTCGTGATTTGACGGTCTTTATATATAGAAGAAAAATAAGTAAACAAGACCGAGCCTTCTGCATGTGAATGTGGAAGGCTTTTTTGTATCTAGACATTATTCTTTGCACTTAAATCATTAGTGAAATAGTACACCTTAACTCTTTCGTTATTCCTTTGATTATTAGCTAATTTTGCCAAGAAAAACGTATAAGGATGGCACAGCTAGAATTTAACATCAAAGCGAATTTCGAGGAGGTTACGAAACTTCGTTCCGAGTGTGAAAAGTTGAGGGCTGAGTTGTTGAAGACCAATAAGTCAACCGACCCAGCTATTGTTGCGGATTTGACAGAAAAATATGCAGATGCAAGCAATCGCTTAAAGGATTTAACGCAAGCAGCTTCAAGAGCCGCTTACGTTATGTCTTCCGAGTTTAATAAAAGGATGCAGTCAGCAGCAAAAGAAGTTTATTGCTATGAACTTCAAATGCAAGCTACCAAAGACCGAATAGAGAAAATCCAACAGCAAATCACGAACAAGAGATTAACTCTTGGAGTAACTACGGATAAGTCATCCATAGATTCTTTGCAGAAGAATATTGACTATTTGAAAGGTTCTTTGGCAGGTCAAACTGCGCAATTAAAGAACCTAGAAGGAGGTGCTGTCGGTGCTCGTCAGACCTTGGAGAATATGCGGAATGAGTATGTTTTGTATGCAGGTTCAGCAAATCCGGCAAAAGATGCAACAAATATGTTGACCGATAGCATGAGTCAAATGATAGAACGCATGAAGTCCGCTCCAACTGCTGGAGAAGGAATGACTAGTTTGTTCCAAAGAGTTACTGGCGATGCTCACATGCTTTCGGCAACATTACTTGGTGGCTTAGGATTTGAACAACTGGCAGGTAGTATCTTTAATACTCGTTCCCAATTCCAGCAACTTGAAATATCTTTCAATACCATGCTTGGTAGTGCGGATAAGTCTAAACAATTAATGGACGAACTTATCCAAACGGCAGCTCATACACCTTTCGATTTGTCCAGTGTTACGAGCGGTGCAAAACAACTTTTGGCATACGGAACGGAAGCGAAAGATGTTAACAAAACCCTTGTCCAGCTTGGTGACATTGCTTCGGGCTTGAACATTCCGCTTGGAGACCTTGTTTATCTTTATGGAACGACCGTTTCGCAAGGAAGAATGTTTACAGTGGATTTGCGTCAGTTCATGGGTAGAGGTGTCCCTTTGGCAGAAGAGTTGGGTAAAATTTTACACCAAAACACAACGGAGGTTCAAGAGTCTGTTTCCAAGGGTAAAGTGACATCAGACATCTTCAAGGAAGCTATCGCCAACATGACGCAAGCAGGTGGACGCTTCGGAGGCTTGATGGAACAGCAATCAAAAACTTTGGAGGGTCAGTGGAGCAATATTGGAGACTCCATCTCGCAGATGTTCAACGAAATCGGCAAAAAATCCGAGGGTGTGTTCTCTAGCGGATTGTCAATTATTTCTGCTATGGTAGAGAATTGGCAAGAGGTAGTAAAAGTTATTGGCGTAGCTACAGTAGCTATTGGTTCTTATCGTGCATCATTAATGGCGGCTGCTTCTATTCGCAAAGCAGAGGAAGCGCAACAAGCCGATGATATGATGAAGGGAATTGATGCTGAAATCAAGCGTTTGCAAGACCTAGAGAACTCAAACTACAAGTCGCTGGGTAAGGACAAAAAGCAAGAGCGAGTAAGCAAACAACAAGACTTGGCAAGTATTGTTGGAGATACTGCTGTGTCCGATGATTTTGTAAAGGCAAGGTTAGATGCAGCCGAGCAAGAGGGCGTTATTTCGGCACAAATGCGTTCCCAACTAGAGATGAAACGTGAACTTTTACAGACTCAGCAACAAGCAACTGCACAAAGCCAGATTGAGCTTGATGAAGAAAAAAGAAAGACAGAGGAACTTCGTCAACAAAAGATAGAATCTCTTAAAGATGATTTGAAGACTACCACGGAGAAAATATCAAATCTTGATGATAGGGATGTAGAGTTGGCTAGACAATATACAGCAGCTTTGAATGATTTGCAAGATGCCCAAGATGCCTTTGCTGAGGCTCAAAAATTGGTTGAAGAAACCGCTGATGGTGCAAACTTGGCTTTTGACTCCGAGGGTAATGCCGTGAATGCCCTAGAAGCAAAGGAACGTTTGGCAACCGCTGCGAAGAAAGTGAACATTGCTCAAACAAATGTTTCGACAATTGCAAGTCAGCAAAGAGGAGCTGCGCTTATTCGTGAGCAATTACAAGAGAGACAAGCAACACTACAAACGCAGTTGAATTCGGTTAGTCAAGCTACCAATACGACTACGAAAAAGGCTAGCACTTTAGCTACGGCAGCTTCAACTGTAAAAAATGCCATCCATACCGCAAGTGTTAAAATAATGACAACTGCTGAATTAATGCTTAGTAATGCGGTAAAATCTACAACTATGGCTTTAAAGGGAATGTGGGCTGCTATGCTCGCAAATCCGATTACTGGTATTATAACATTGGTAACAACGCTTGCTAGTGCCGTTGCTATGTTCGGAGGTGAAGAGGAAGATATTTCTGTTGACACTAAGCATTTTGGAGATTCTGCTGAAAACACAAGGGCGAAAGTTGATGGTTTGCTTAACGTAATGAAGTCTTCTAAAGAAGGAACTGATGCTTACAACAAAGCTAAAGAAGAACTTATCCAAACCTACGAGCAGTTCGGAATTAAGTGTGATGCCGAAAAGGATAATTTAACAACACTTAAAGGCAAGCATGATGAATTTCTTGCAACTTTACAATTGGAGAATGCTGAAAGAGAAAAGGCTAATGCTTTAATGTCTGCCACTTCCCAATACACAGAAGCAAGAAACAAAGAAGATGACAATTTTAGCAAAGACTTATCCGGCCATTGGTATCAAGGTGGGCAACATGTAGATAAGGAAGATATAACATCAATACAAATGATGTATAATTCCATAGCAACAGATGAGGTTTTAGATAGGCTGGCTAAGTTGAAGCAAAGAGTAGATGATAGCACATTGTCTTACAAGGAGCATATAGATGCTTTTAATATTTACACAAATGCAGTTAAAAAGACATTTGCGCCTATTGATTCGTTCTTAGAAAAACAACATTACAATATAGCGACTATAGAGAATACTGACCATTCGATATTGGAGCATACGAGTAATCTTGCAAAATTAAAGACAAGTTATAAAAACGCAGAGGATGCGATAATGAAGGCGGCTGCTGAAAATGTAGATTGGAATAATACACAGGCTAGGTCACAATGGGTAGCTCAGCAAAATAAACAAAGCATAGATGCCTTAACTTCCTCAACAGACCAGCTTATTTCTATATGGAATCAGGAATATGGATTAAATTTAAAAATCCATTATGATGATACAGAAATTCCAAGTTGGATGAAATCTTTAACGGATAAACAGTTGCAATCTTTGATTAATAGACGTAAGGCAGATTTAAATAGGCAAGAGCAATACCGAACTAATCATAAAGGAAGTAAATTGCTGACAAAGCAAGGAAATCAGCTAAGAGACGAAAATGCCAATAGGCTTGATGTTGCTATGGCTGGTTCTATTCTAAAAGATAGAGAGGCGAAAAGAAAAGCCGAGGCAAATAAGCCGAAGGAAACGACAAAGAAAACTACACCTAAGAAAACAGGTGCAACGGATAACCCACAAGCAAGAGCGTATGAACGCAAGAAGGCTGAGGAGGACTATTCCAAGTCTATTTCATCCTATTCGGAGAAAGCTATCCAAGACATGACCAAGAACCGCATTAATGCAATGAATGAGGGTTATAGCAAGGAATTGGCTCAGATAACAGAGAATACCGACAAGGAGAAAAAAGCGGTAGAAGATGGTATAGACAAATTGGTTGAGGCTAGGAAAAAGCGTGACCAAGCTGTTTGGGTTAATTCCGGCAAAGGTCGTAAGGCTAATATGTGGAAACAGAGCAAAACCGATGAAGAGTACAAGAATGAGGTTTTGAATGAAACCATGAAGGACAGCAAGGGTAATCCGGTTAAGGTAAATGGCATGGAGTTGACCATAGGCATGAACGTTGCTAATCAGATGAATGCAATTCGGGATAAGGCTGTAAAACAGAATGAGGATGTGCTTGCTAAAGAAGCGCAAAGCATGTACGATTATCTGAAGACTTATGGTACATTCCAAGAGCAGAAGTTAGCTATTGCTGCCGATTATGCTAAGAGGATTAGTGAGGTTGAAAACTCTACGGATTCGGACTCAAGCAAGCAATGGAAGATAAAGTCTTTGAAAGAAGAGCAGAAGAAAGAGACTGATTCGGTTGAGGCTAGTGCTTTTATGCAGAGGATAGACTGGTATCAAGTCTTCGGAAATGTTGGTGGCATTATGAAGGATGCGCTTGTTCCTTTATTGGCAGATCTGGATAAATTCGTAGGTACGGATAAGTTCCAAAATTTGGGTGCAGACCAGCAGAAGAGTATCGTTGATGCTATGCAGAATATCCGTAATTCGATTGGTAATACAAGTGATTTGGGTTGGAAAGACCTTGCAAGGGATGTTGTAGCTTATCAGGAGGCTCTGAAGAATGCGAAAATTGCCCAAGAGGAATATACTGAAACAGAAACCAAGCTTACACCTCGCATTAAGGATTTGCAAAATCAGATAGCGAATGCGAAAAAGTCGGGCAATGTCGCAGAGCAAGCTAGATTGCAAAATGATTTGAATAAAGTACAAGGTCAGTTAGCGGAGTCCGGCAAGAAGATTGTTACGGCTAACACAAAAGTCCGTACTAGTGGTCAGAAGTTGGCTCAAACGACACAGAATGTGACGCAACCGATTTCTGCTATCCATGAGTTCCTTTCTACTTCTGGACTATCCGATTTGGCATCTCTTTGGGATAGTTTCGACCAACTTAAAGGTGGAATTGACGGATTGAAAGCTTTGGATGAGGCTAAGAAAGCGGCTGATGGTCTGAAGGATATGGGCAAGGAAGCCGCAGACGCAGCCGCAGACGCTGGCAAGAAAGCTGGTGATGCGCTAAGCGAAGGATTGTCAAAAGCTGGACTAATAGGTCAAATCGTATCTGCCATCTTGAAGATACTTGATGTTTTGAAAGATGGTATTGGAACATTGATTAGTAGCTTGATTGATACAGTTCTGAATGCGGTCAACGGCATATTAAAGAATATTCTAAGTGGCGATTTTATAACTCAGATAGGAGGGTCTTTGGTAAGCGGCATTGGTAATATTCTCAATACAATATCGTTTGGCGGATTCAATAGTTTGTTTGGTATTGGTGGAAACGCAAAAGAAGTAAACCGGACTATAGACAAACTGACGGATAGAAATGAAATCTTGACGGATGCTATAGACAAGTTGCGAGATTCCATAGACAAGAATAGTGGCATTAAAGCCGTAGAGGATGCTCAAAAGGCCGAAAACCTCCAAAAGGAGAAAGAGCAAAATTTAAAGGAAATCATGGAGGCGCAAATGGGTTATCATGGCTCTCATCACAGTTTTAACGCATATTTTCGAGGATTTTCGCAAGAGCAAATCAAAAAGGTGTCCGATGCAATAGGCAGACAATGGAATGGTAATCTTAACGACTTGCAATCTGCTGATGAAGCAGCTGCCATTTTGCAGAATCCAGATGTTGTTGAGGCTATCAAGAATACAGGTAAGGGTGGCTATGGAGATAGAGTTCTTGAAAAGTTGAAAGACTATGCGGCTGAGGCAGGAACATTAGAGGATATTGCTGATGACCTTGCAGAAAGTTTGACACAAATATCTTTCGATAGTTTGAAGAGCGAGTTTATTGATACTTTGATGGATATGAATTCCTCTGCTCAGGACTTCTCCGATAATTTCTCCAAGATGCTTATGCAAGCTGTTCTGAAAGCGAAGGTAGATGATTTGTTGGGTAATGATATGCAAGCATTCTATGATGAGTGGACGGAACGAGCTAAGGCAAATGGCGGCAAATTGTCTAAGACGGATATAACTGCCTTGAAGGAAAAGTATGATGAAATGGTTCAAGAAGGACTGAAGATTAGAGATGAAGTAGCCGAAATTACGGGTTACAAGCAATCTTACGAGCAGTCCGCTTCTTCCGGTTCTTTTGAATCAATGAGTCAAGACACAGGCGATGAGTTGAATGGTCGTTTTACAGCGGTGCAGATCGCTACGGAGGGAACGTATGAGGAAACAAAACTCATAAATACCAAGTTGGATGCTATTGCTGCTCGTGATGGTGGTACAGAGGGTAGCTTGTTGACGGCTAGCGTGAATACTATTATGGGTAATGTAGGCAATATTTGGTTAGCCGTTGATGAGGGAAGAACTATTCTTGCCCAAAGTCTGATGTACTTGCAGTCGATTGATGAGCGACAAGAACGATGGCATAAGCCTATGTTGCAAGCATTCAATGATATACACGAATTGAAAGACAAGATGAGTAGATTGTGAACTTAATATGTGCCATGTTTTAAGCAGGAGGGGAATGCGTGACGCACTCTCCTCCTTATTATTTGTTGTAGAGTATTACTTTGTTTTTCACAATATAGATAAGTGTTGTTAAACTGAGTGCTAATTTTTGGTAGATTGGAATATAATAGTTATCTTTGTAGTCGATTTCAAAACTTATAAGGACATGAAGATATTAGAACCAAAATATGAAATCCTATCCCAAGGCGAGGGTATGGATGGAGTTTACAAGCATATAGAGTTGTGCGGTCGCACTTGCTATGCGTCAAGTATGAAGATAGACAAAGACAGCGCAAAGCCTTTCGTTGAGCGTATGGTAAGCAGCAACCATCTTGCCATGTGCGAGCATGGAACAATCTATCTCCATGTTGCTTACGATAATGACTTCTTTGTACCTGAATCTTTGTTGGTCAAGCACTATCGTGAGAACAAGTATTCCAAGGTGATGCAGATAGGTAACGATTACTATATTACGACCAACTACAGAGTGATAGTTGAGAATGAATGGTTTGACGACTTGGACTATATCTGCGAGCCTACGGAATGGCATGAGAAACGAATAACCGTCCGCTTTACTACTCAGATTGCGGTAAGTAGAGAAGCTAACAGGCATCGTGTTGATTCCGTAGCGGAACAAAGCACCCGATATTGCAACTATAGTAAAGATAAGTTCGGAGGCGAGATTGCTATCAACAAGCCAAAGTGGGTTAGTGATGATGATGCAGTTAATCCATCGTCTTATGATGGTGGAACATTTGTTGACCTTGCAAAGAACATTGGTAGTTATGAGCATTGGAGTCCGGTAGAAAAATGGTGGTTTGCCAATAGAGTATGCGAAATGATGTACTTGTCTTTGGTTAAGGATGATGGTTTGAAGCCACAAGATGCGAGAACTATCCTTCCGCTTGATACCAATACGGAGCTGATTCATACCGCATTCGTGAGTGATTGGCTTCATTTCTTTGATTTGCGCTCAAAGGGAACGACCGGAAAGCCTCATCCAGATATTGAGGTCTTGGCAACTCCATTGATGAATGAGTTCAAGGAACGAGGTTTGATTTAATCGCTTATGAAGAAGAAAGCCAAGCAAATAGCCAAGGTGATGAGCAATGACTCTTTGGAGGTTGTTGCTCAGATGATTGTTGATGAGGCTAAAGGTGTGCGCTATGAGGTGTATGCCGATGGTTCTAGCAAGAAAGATAAGTGTGGTTGCGGTTGGCTTGTGCTTCATAAGGGAGCGATTATCAAAAGTGGGAAATATACATTTATCACAGCCAAAGTGAACGATTCGGTGAGAGCCGAAATAAGGGCGGTCATTCATGCATTGGGTGATTGCCCTCCTTTGTGTTCTGTTGATGTGTATGTGGATTGTCAAGTAGCTATAGAGAGAATACAGGCTTGCAAGTTAGGAGATTTGCAGCCTATATATAATAAGGTAGCGAAAGGCAAGGTTATAAGATACCATTGGGTTAAAGCTCATAGAGGTAATATGTATAATGAAATGGTGGATTCTTTGGCTTTTTCTGCTACAGAAAGTTAATTTTATACATCTAGATATAATAAGCGTTAAAAGATAAAAGAAATACATTAAATAATTTGCATATTTCGGATATTCTTTGTATCTTTGCAATGTAATTAAGAAACAAGGTTACTAATTTAAAAAGGTGAGACACACCGTAAAAACTGTGATTCGTTATGAATACTAGATTGAGTAAGAAAGAAACAATGGTTTATGGCAACATCGGAGTGATGGCTGATGTAATTGGTGGTAACAAGTACTTTACTTTTGAAGACTTGTATGATTTCGATTTGGATAATACCAAGGATGAGTTGAGAGAAATCTTAAAATCTTTGACCGAAAAGGGTTATCTGAAGAGTTTTAATGATTTCGATAAAACTTATCGAGTTTTGAAGTAAGAACAATAAAGGGGATATAAAATCCCCTTACATTATAAATTTAGAACGTGAGACACACGTAAAACTGTATTGAAAAAATGAAAAAGGTATTCACGATTGAGAATGCATTAATGCTTTTGTTTGCTCTTGAAATAGTATCATTAATATTTTTTCTAGGATAGGGCTTATGCAGATTAAGTTTGGTAAGATAAAGTTTACTGCGGCTAAGTCTGAAAAAGGATGCCGTTTTGATGCTTGCTACAAAGGTGAGCATGTGGCTTTTGAGAGTGAAGATATGTCTTTGTATGATGATGTCTTTTCTGCTAATAATAGAAGAGCAAAGGCTGCAAAGAGGGTGATTTACGAGAATATAAAGCACAAGTATTATGAATGTCATAGAGATTAGCGACTTTAACGCTGCTGATGAATTTGTTGTTGAGGCAATGATGCATGATGGCAAATTCAAGGTAATAGGCAAGGTTATCACGGATAATAATCTTCTGAATGATGATGATTTGGAAACCATCTGGGATTATGCCAACTGGGAGACGAACGGCTATGAAAAGATGGTTGTCTCTAATGGAGTGTACAAAGGCTTGAAAGCATTCAGCGATGGGCGTTTGTTCTATGTTATCACAGATGATGAGACTGGAGTGGTAAACGACAATATCATGGTGCGTAAGCATTACGATGTCAACAATGGCTATTATATTAAGTCTTCAAGGTTGCACAAGGAGCTATCCAAGGATTTGTGGTGCTTCGGTAGCCGTGAGACTATTGAGAACGAATATAAGTCTAACCCATTTATTTGTGGTAAGTGATGGCAAAAAAGATTAATCATGTTAAGCCTTCATTTATTGAAGGCGGTGAAGTCTGGCATGATATTGATAAGTTCCCGATGCTAGACCATACAATTCTAGTAGAGTTGCAGGTAAAAGGCTCAGACGGATTGATTTACCGGACGCAAGATGTATGTGTTGAGCGTGCGGATAGGTTCGTACCTACGATGTCTTTTGTTCCTAAGCGTTGGGCGTATGCAATAGACTTAGCTCAATGCAGGCAACTTGAAGGATAAAAACAAAATACAAATTAAGAATAAGCATATGGAAGAATCAAGAGGTGTTTACACATTACCCGTCTTGTATAATGAACAAAGTGGTAGAAATGAAGGTGTATGTGTCAGAAGTGAACTTGGAGTAGTTGTTGCAATTGACAATGAAGATGAGTTTAAAGGTGTTTTTTCAAAGGATGGTGAGGTTGATGTATTCAAGCAGTTACTATCACAAGAAGTGTATCGTTTCAACACAGAACACCATGCATTCCCAACTGAGCCTTTGATTTCTTACAAGATGGATGGCGACATTATCTTTGATTTCGTTGAAGTAACAATCGGAAAGATGTATGGCGGTTATGTTTATATCGTGCATTACAACTTTGCAAGCACGGCATCATAATAAACAAGTTTGATTATGACAGTAGTAAGAGAAAGATTAAAAATTGCGGCTCAGATTGAGGTGCTGGAAGATATTGCTATTGATTATAGGGGAAAGACTATAGATAACATCATCCAACAGCTAGAAGCGAGGTTGACTGCGTTGAAGTAAGTTCAAGTTTGAAGTTAAAAGTCAATGAGTGGTGGACGTTTTGATTATGCTCAGTATCGGATTGCTGACATATATACAAAGATAGAAGATTATGTTGATGGTCATCCATTGGATGAGGAAGACGAAAGATGCTTTCTCGAAGACCGATGGTTAGAAGAGGATGAAGACAAGTATGTTAGAAAACATCATCATACGATGCCTAACAGCTATGGCTTATCTAAAGAGACTATCAAGGAATTCAAAAAGGGTATTGAACTTCTGAAGAAAGCTCAGGTTTATGCCCAAAGAATTGATTGGCTTCTTTCCGGTGATGATGGAGAAGATAATTTCCATCTACGTTTGAAAGAGGATTTGGCAAATTTAAAAAGTAAGAAAGGATAGATTATGAGTTGGAATTATCGCTTAGATACACCTATGATGCAATTAGCTGAAGAGGTGAACAAGAAATATGATACTGATGCAGGTAAGATGCTTCTTTGCACTTATCTCTTCATGGTATCAAGTGAAGAGATCAAGGACAAACAAGCTTTCTTTGATTGGGTAGAAGAGCTGAATAAGTCCTGTAAGTGCGATGCGGTAAGGGAGTACGTGAAAATCAACGGCAAAGCCGATTGGCTGCATGGTGGATTCAGTAAGCCGATTTACCGACACTATAAGGGCAATTTCTATGAGTACCTTGGTGAGGTTACTGATAGCGAGACTTCTGAAGCTAAGGTTGCGTATCAAGCAGTGTGCGGACAGCATGAAGTTTGTGTGCGACCAAAGGAAATGTTCTTTGGTAATGTTGAGGTAGATGGTAAGCCAGTTCCTCGATTTGAGAAGGTAGATTTAAAAGACTTAGAGAAACAAACCGAGAAGAGCAATGGACAGAGAAAAGATTAAGAGCTTGTTAGGTCAAGCAATCTTGCGAGTTAATGAAGTCGTACCGGATTTCGAAGACTTGGATAAGGTTCTTCCTTTGCTTAGACAGGCGATTGATGAATTAGATAAGTCAGAATCGGGTTCAGTTTAGAAAGGGTGAAAAATGGCTAATAAACAGACGATAAAACCAAAGGTAGTTCCCTTTGAAATAGCCAAGCTTCTGAAGGAGGTTGGCTACGATGAGAAGATAGCCGAATTTTGGGCTTACGCCAGCCCTTGGACAGCAAAGGGTGGTGTTCGTAAGGGTGGAAAATATAGTGAGCATTATGGCAGTTATATTGCTTACTCAAATTCCGAGTGGGAGAAATCCAATATTGAGTTTTCTGCTGCCTTAAAGTTGAATAGTAAGCATCCGGCAATATCCGCTCCAAGCTATGATATGGTGTTAGATTGGCTTTTAGAGCATTTCGGTTACTATATTTGTGTTGCAAACATTTCGAAAGGTAAGTTTTGTTGGCAAACTACATCATGGTGTGTAGAGGAAGGCTTGTGTCATACGGATGGTAAGGAATATTCCAGTAGATACGAGGCAATGGATGCCGCTTTCAAGAGTATCTTAAAGGCTCGCATTGAGAATAAAGATAACGAGGTAATCAAAAGACTTTCGGAGGAAATACAAGATGGAAAGACTTTATGATACCTTTGTACACTCAATACTAACGAAGGTTGAAGCTCGTTTATGTAATGAACTCGAATGTGTTTATAAGAATATAACAAACAAAATTGTTGAGAAGAAAGGTAAACTCACCAACGAAGACGTAATAGAGTTTCAGAAAAAACTACAGGAGGTGTACGACACGGATGCTGATATTCGTGAACAGATTATTGGTATTAAAGATTCCAAGAAGTGCATCTTAACTAAAGAAGCATGTGAAGAGTTAATAAAGAGACTTAGCGTGATTAATATAAAAGAAGATGAACAAGCAAAGAATGATAGAGTGGGTAGCCACTTGTTATACAGGTATCTCTTCAATGACTATGTGGAGTGCATTGATGGGTGTAAAGCGAAAGAAAGATTTGAATATTCCTAAAGACAATAGTGACTTCCGTAGATGCTATGACATGGTAGAATACGGACACGTAACCTTGGATGAGCTACAGGTTGTAAAGAAGCAATATTCTTGGTTTGCTCCTTTTGTTGATAACTGGAAGGAATTGTCTCTTTTGTTTGAAGAAGAGCTGGACAAACGCTTGTATATGCGTATTCGTCAGCTATGTGAAGAGTCAGATGCTATCCGGTATGAGAAAAAGGGAGAACTTTATTATGAGAGGAATTTTTGGTATAATATAACACAATAATCAAATTAAGAATGAAGAAAATTATCTTAATGTTTTGTTTTGCGATACTCGGCATGAGTGCGCTTACAAGTTGTCATTCGGTTTCTCCCGATGCAGACGAAGAAGCCGTAATCGTAAAGAAGCCTTGGTTTATTGGGCATGGAGGTGTTGAACAGCAAGCAGTGCAGACTGGTCTCACTTGGTGTTGGTGGTCAACGAGTGGTTATTACTTCAAGATTGTTCCAGTCCGTCATGAGATTACCTTAGATGATTTGTTTAGTGACGATAACACGCCACTTGACTTCCATACTGTAATCATTACTCAGATTGAGCAAGGCAAGTCCCCAATTCTTTTGCAGAATTATGGAGAGAAATGGTTTGATACTAATCTCAACAATTATTTCTGCAATCTGGTTCGAGACCATATTTCTCAGCATTCCCCATTTGACTTGATGTCGAATCGGCAAGTGCTTAATCAGATTGACACCAAGATACGCAAGCAGATGCAGGACTATGTGAATGCTCTATCAAAGAAAAAGCAGATGCCTATCATCATAAAGGAGGTTATCATTGGTAAAGCTACACCAAACAAGGAACAGCTTAATGAAATGAACCGCACGGCAAAGGTCGTGCAAGCCAAGCAGACACAAGAACGTGAATATGAAGTGCAGATAGCAAGAGAAAAGGCTGAGCGACAAAAGGCAAAGGCAGATAAGGCATATATGGAAGAAATGAACCTTTCCGCTGGTCAGTTTATCAACCTTAAGTGGATTGAAACAGTAGCAAATAAGCAAGGAGCAAATATTGATGTTATGGTTGGCCCTGCTGAAAGCATGTGGAATATAAGACGCAATTAATTAATTTATAAATCAAGTAAACAGAAATGAATAAAGACAAATTAAAGGTCAGTTTTGAGATTGATCGTTACAAGGTGATTGGTATGCTCTCACGAAATTGTGAGAATGCTGAAGAGTACAATGAGATTATGGGTATTCTTGAAGACAAGAATGAGTTTGTGCGTGATGCGAATGGTAACGAGGAACTTGCAAGCCGCATTTGCAATTATGCTTTAGACTCTATCTTGGTTGAGAATCCAGATTTGGCTCTCCGTAAGCGCTTGGATAAGGAACAGAAAGGTGACGATATTCCTGATGGAAATTCCAATGTTATCGAAATCAAGGGTGATGACGCAAAGAAGTTTATAGAAGTTCTATGTGGTATTCTTCGCAAGGATAAGTGATGCAAAAATCTTCAAAAGAATTTAAATAAACACTAAAACGTTTGCAAGTTTAAGAAAAAATGCTTATCTTTGCATCATGTTTGAAACAGATGGCCTTAAAAGAGGTCGCTTCTACCATAATAAGTCAAGACTTAGGAGTTTACGGCAGGGTTCCCAAGTTACCCAGCCCAGCTAGACTATAACAAGGAAACTCTAATTAGGGTGAGAATCCCTAGATGCTGCATTAGACAAGTGGTTAAGTCGCCAGCTTTTCACGCTGGTATTCAAAGGTTCGAATCCTTTATGCAGTACTAAATTGCCCTATGGTGTAATGGCAACACTACAGGTTTTGGTTCTGTCATTAGTGGTTCGAATCCACTTGGGGCAACGAGGAGGAATAGGAGTATGTTCCACAAATGGTGCGATATTCAAGCGGTTAAAGAAGATTGACTGTAAATCAATTCCCATAGCGGGTTCGGTGAGTTCGAATCTCCCTTGCACCACAAGTACTTTTGTCATATTACAAGGAATGTAGCTCAGTAGTAGAGCACTTGGCTTGGTAACCAAGGGGGCGTTGGTGCAAATCCAACCATTCCTTTACGCTTTCGTAGCTCAGTGGCAGAGCATAGGATTTTTAATCCTAGGGTCGAAGGTTCGAATCCTTCCGTTGGCACAATGATACACAAGAAGAGAGCCGTGATGTTTGTCCTATTGGAATCTCGGGCATCTGTCAACGGGTAAACGTAGGAAGCAGATGGGACGAATAAAGTTGCGAATAAGTCTATGAACTAGGGAGACAAGCGGAATGGTTCTCTTTTGTGTTTCGTTTGATGGTTTTACGAAAATTAGAAGAATATGAAAAGTCCGCTAAGAATGGCAGTCGCTTTAGAGAAGAATAATAAAGTATATCCGAAAGATGTACGGAAGTTCTTGATGGGATTGTATGCCACGTTACATTTGACAGATAATGCAACAGCAAAAGATATGGAGAAGTTGGTTTATTATGCTTTTCGGAATGGCTATCTGCTAGGTGTTAAGTCTGAAGGTGGTGATGACCAAAAAGCGTATGACAGACTGCCGGATTTGGGAGTAGAAGAAGATATTGGTGATGATTTAAGAAGATAGTTGATAAAATTGGTAATTAGTTAGTGAAGTTTTTAGGCTTTGGTGTGTGAACATCGAAGCCTTTTTATATATAATAAGGTATATAAAGAGGGTAATTGTTAATAATGTACATATATCAGTTACCGTAAGTTAAATAAACAAAGAAAAACATTAAAATATTTGCATGTTTCAAAAGTTATTTGTATCTTTGCATCGTCAATCAAGATAAGTTGGTTGATTTGCCGAGTGACAAGTTTCACTCAATAAGGTGAGAGCGACACCAAGGGGTAAGACCCGAAACAACTAGCACAATTGATTATGTCTAAGCAGACTGGTTTTTCATTCGCAAGTTCAAAGAAGTCATTAATTGAGACTATTGACGAAATCAAGAAGTCAAAGATGTCTCGCAACGAAAAGATAGTTGCATTGAAGGCTTGCGGTCTTCGTGAGAAAGAAATCTCCGATATGTTGAAGGTCTATGTACCTAGCAGTTCTACTTCAACGAGATTTGTTTATACATTCGGTGTTGAGATTGAATGTGTTCATGCCGAGTGCAATGCCTTGATAGAGGCAGGTCGTCAGAATGGTGTTGATATTCATTCTGAGGGCTATAACCACACCGACAATAAGAGTTATTTCAAGATTGTTAGTGATGCTTCAGTTGGTGGTGATGTAGACCCTAACGAGGTTGTAAGTCCGGTATTGAATGGAAATACAAATGGTATGGCAACCTTAAAGAAGGCTATCAAGTCTTTGGATGCCGTAGGTGCAAGAGTAAATTCTACTTGTGGTCTTCACGTTCATATTGGTGCAGCAAAGTTGACAGGTGAGCAGTATGTTAACGTCTTCAAGAATTATCAGAAGCTTGAAAGATTGATCGATAGTTTCATGGCTCCTTCACGAAGAGGCAATTGCCGTTGGGCAGCCAGCTTGCTTGACAAGGATTTCTCTAATTGCCGTGGCAATTACGATATTAGACGTAATGTATTTCATGGAGATAGATATTACAAGGTCAATGCAGAGAGCTTTGCACGTCACAAGACTATCGAATTTCGCCAGCATCAAGGTTCAACCAATTACAAGAAGATTGAAATGTGGGTAAAGTTCTGCGCAAAGCTTGTCGGTTGGTCTCGCAACAATGTCTTCACTAGTGAGGTTATGAATATCGAAGATATACCTTTCTTGAATAAAGAAGAGAAGGCTTTCTTCCAGAGCCGTAAGGATGCATTTGCAGCCAATAATGATTAATTAATGTAGTCCTAGGGTAGAAGCCCTAGGACACAAATAAACCAAAGTATTATTAAGAAAAAAGAAAGGGTAAAGATATGTGTGTTGTTATTGTATGTCCGAAAGGTGTTGCTTTGCCATCCGTAGATGAGCTGAAGGCTGCATATATGAGAAATCCAGATGGTTGTGGGTTCGTGAGCGAGTCTGACCATTACAAGAGTTTGCATTTCTCTACATTTATCCGTAGATTGATGAAGCGAGATATAAATGAAAATGTAATCATACATTTTAGATTTGCTACTCATGGTTCTGTTTGTGTCAAGAATTGCCATCCATTCTATAAGGCAGGTTATTGGTTTGCACATAATGGAGTGCTCCCGATTTGCTCCGAGCATGATAAAACGGATAGTCAGATTTGCTTTGAGCGTTTTATTTATCCTACTATCAAGAAATATGGTTGGGGTTCTAATGAACATATGAAAGAAATGAATAAATGGACAGCTCATGGTTCTAAGTTTGCAATGTTGCATAATGGTGAGATTGTGAAGTCCGGTAAATTCATAGAGCGTGATGGACGGTTTTATTCTAATTTGAATCATTTGGGTTATATGCGAAATGTTATAAACTTTTAGATGATTAATGTTTAGGTTCTTTTTATTCGACATGCGTCAGATGTCCGTGAGGATGTTTGGCGTTTTTTTTCATTATATGCGAGTTTAATTTTGTATTACTACTAGTTTACAATTTCATAATAAAATAGCCTTAAATCGCTTGTAAATGCCCTTATTGCTCACTTTTAGGCAAAAGTGAGATACTTGCAAACAGATTAGTGTGTTAATTGTTCTTTTCGTATTATCTTTGCACTAGTTTTAACAAATATATCGAAAGAATGAAAGAGAAAATTTTCCAGTTACTAAAACAAGAGTATAAGTCTCTTGGGTTAGGTGATGAAGTTCTTCAGGCACATGCCGAAATGCTTGATAAGATGGGGCTTGTTACTGATGACAACATCGAGACAGTGGTTGCTAGTCAAAAGGATTTTTTGGAGTCCTTGCAAAAGGACAATGACCGCAGAGTTACCGATGCCAAGAAAAAGTTCGAGGAGGCACAAAAGGCTAAAGAAGATGCTGAACGCAAGGCTGCTGAAGAAGAAGCTAAGAAGAAAGCTGAAGAAGAAGCCAAGAAAGCCGCTGAAGAAGCCGAAAGGAAACGCTTGGAAGAATTGGCAAAGAGAAACGAAATGCCGGATTATCTCAAAAAATACTTTGAAGAGCAAGCAGCAGAGAAGAAAGCTTCAGATGAAGCAAGAACCAAGGAACGTGAAGAGTTCAAGAAACTCGTTGAGACCTTGACTCAGAAGAACACAGACCAAGCCAAGACTTACAACGAACAGATGGAGGCGCAAAGCAAGACCATTAAGGAATTGCAAGAAACTATCCAAAAGCAAGCTGAGGAGGCTAAGGCTAAGGAAGAGGCTGCTGCAAAGGCAAAGGCAAAGGCAGACCACGATGCGAAGATTTTATCAAAGGCTAAGGAGTTGGGCATTCCCGAAAGTCGTATCAACGAGGGTTTCACCTTGAGCGATGATGCTACAGATGAAGCTATCGAAACATACCTCTCCAAGGTAGCGAACAACTACAAGGCGTTGCAACAACCACAATTCGGGGGCAGCTATCGTGCTAGCGAGGGCGAGCCAACAAAGGAGGACGTTGACAATGTAGCCGCATCATTAGTTCAGTCACTTTAAAAATTGAAAAACATGAATCAGGAATTGAAGACTACAAAAAAGCAAATTGTCTTTGGTGAGGATTCCGTCATTATCCAGAAATGGGAAGGCGACATCAAGGGCGGTCGTGCTTTGGATTGGACAGGCGTAAAAGATGAAGTTCTTTACGCAGGTCGTGTTATCGTGACAGATGGTAAGGGAACTTACAAGCCATTACCTATTGAAACAGACAATTATAAGGCTTTGGGTACTGCCAGTGACCCATTGGAGCATTACAAGTATGCGGGTGTTCTCTATCGTTCCATTCTGAACGGTGAACCAGCGGCAATTATGACTGCTGGACAAGTTAACAAGGTAGCAGCTAAGGCTGCAAATGGTGCAGACTATCCGGATGCGTTCCTTACAGCTATGCCAAAGATTGCTTTGGTTAGCGATGAGGATGCAAACAAGTTCGATGAGTCTGATGCAACCATGGACAAAGACTAAAAGAAAGAGGATAACAGATGGAAAAATCACTTTATTTTCAGTTGGTCAATAAATACTTCCCACAACTTGTTGCAAGTGTAGTTGAGAAGTTGAACGGCAAGAATCAGACTGCATTGACCTATATGTACCGAGACCACTTGACTAACACATATAGTCAGGACGGACGCTGGGCATCAATTACTGCGGAATACACACGAGTTGCTGCTGATGTTGTATCAATGGATGCAGAACTTCCATTGAAGAGCCGTGATAAGGTTTCAACCGCTGAGGGTCAAATCCCAAAGGTTGGTATGAAGCTTTACATGTCAGAGAAGCAGCTTAAGGATTTGGATAACATGATTGCGCAACGTTTGCCTCAGCCACAGATTTTGCGTAACTTGTTTGCAGACCTTCCTCGTTGTATTCAGGCGGTTTACGAGCGTATTGAAGATATGTTCCTCAGTGAGCTGTCAACAGGTGTAGCTTTGGCAACTCGTTCCGGTGGTACTGGTGTCCGAGTTGATGTAGGTTTTGCCGAGAAGAATAAGTTTGGCCACGGTGCTAAGGCTTGGGACGCAGAGGAAGCAACTCCTCTTGATGACATCCAATTGGTTTACGACAAGGCGATGGAAGACCAAAACACCATCACTACTTGTTATCTTGACGATTACACAATCAAGTTGCTTGGAAAGAATAAGCAGGTTCGTGCCCAGTTTGCCTTCAATCAAGGCATTGCAATCAATAGTGATAGCAATATTCCTATTTTGAGTTTCGAGCAGATTGCATCTATCTTCAGAAATAAGTGGCAGACCAACTTGGTTCGTGTAGCCCGTACAATCAAGACCGAGATTAACGGCAAGAAGGGAACACACAACCCTTGGGCTAAGGGTCACATGACCTTTACATGCTATGATAACCTTGGTGATTTGTTCTGGACTAACGTAGCCGAAGCTACAAGACCAGTTGCAGGTGTTACTTATCAGTCAGCCGATGAGTATATCTTGGCTAGCCGTTATTCTACTAACGACCCACTCCGTGAGTTCACCAGCTCACAAGCAATGGTTGTTCCTATCTTGAATAACGTTGATGCTATCTACTCTTTGGACTCAACACAAGCGGTAGGTTAGGCTTATGAGAGGTGAGGTAATTAGTCCGTTCCGTGATAAGTTCCATTTTAACACCATCTATGAAGTTGGTGCAATCTTGGACTTTGACGAAGAACGCATGAACTCCCTTATCGAACGTAAGCTTTGCAAGATGTTGGAGGTGCAGAACGATAATAGTTCTGTATCTCCAGTAGACGATAAGGAAATTAAAGATACTCCTAAAAAGGAAGTCTTGAATGATGGAAAAGAAAATCCTAAAGAGAATGAAGATAAAAAATCAGAAGAGACACCTAAGAAGGAAGTCTTAAAGGAGAAGAAGGAGAGCAAGCCTAAAAAGGAGAAAACCCCAAAAAAGGATGCTGCCGAGTCAACCGAAGAGACTTCTGAAAAGGAGAATGTAGAAGAGGAACTTGACGAAAAAGCAAAGAGCGAGCAGGAGGCTGCAAAGAAAATCGCTGAGGCTATGAGTCAGGCTCAGAAATAATGATGTCACATGAAGATAAGAGAATACATTTCGCAGAAGTTGCGTGCTTGGAACATAACGGATGCCCAATTGGAAGATATTTCGTCAGGTATAGACCTTGACGAAGAATATACGTCTGATAATTCGCAGGTTGTAGGCAAGGCGATGATTTCCGTAATCGAGGAACTTATGCTTGCCCCATATATGAGTAATGTGAACGAAAATGGATTCTCAGTCTCTTGGGACTACTCTAGGATAGGACAATACTATATGTGGCTTTGCCGTAAGTATGGTGTTGCTCCGGATGATGAAGTGGTGGCAGCTTTAGGGCTTTCCACTATCACGGATAAGTCTGATATTTGGTAAATGTCTAGGTTATGTTATATTCCCCTCATATATTAAAGAAAAAGTTCGTGAATAAGGTTGTCAACAAGTACAACGAGGTCATTAGCTCTTCTGAGGAATGGAAAGAAATGGGGCGTTGTCGGTGCGATGACAACTCTACCGAGCATTTCACTACCGATAATGGTAGTATATATACACCGAAATATCACATTGTTTGTGACAAGTGCCAGATTTCCGAAGGTGATGAAGTCAAGGTCTATTCCGATGATGGAATCTATCGAGGAGGTGGAAAGGTCTATAATGCCCCTAAGTGCAATTATCTTGGTTATATGAGTATCTATGTCTGATGTTATAAAGGATGAGATAGACGCTTTCTTTGCGCAGGGAGAAAGGGAAGTAGATGAATTCCTTGATAGGTTAGGTAAAACAGCCGTTGAACTTGATAAGGCTAACGGAAACTACCGAAACCGCACAGGTAATCTCAGAAGGTCAAACTATAGTAATGTACATGACCATACCTTAACCCTTGGGAACAAAGCTGAATATGCGTCTGATGTTTCCTCTAGGGGATATGATGTTATAGATTCGGGTATTCAGTATATCAAGAAAGAAATCGAGGATATGCGATGATAACAGAAATAGATGCTGGTCATGTAATCTATGATGACTTGGAACTTATGGGATTGGAACGAAGACTGAAAGGACATCTGACAAAGGGTGGACTTGAAGGGGAAAGACCTATGGTCGGTGAGAAGATTCCTGATGAAGGCATGATAGTAATCATTCCTAAGCGCATGAGTGCAGACAAGACATATTTCAACGATTGTACTATAGAGGTAAACATATTGCTCAAAGATATAGAGGGCGAGGCTAATCCTCAATTGAACGAGCTTTTAAAGAGGGCTATTGAAACCTTGTCCGACAATGAAGTCGGAAAAGTTGAGGATGTATGGTATCGTTATTCTATCCGCTCCCACGGCATAGAGCAAGAGAGTAGGTTGAGTTGCCATTACGCAAACATTACTATTGATTTTGAAACATTAAACGTAAGATAAGATGAAACCATTTATTGGAATCAAGAGAATTTGGTATGGTGCTCCTCTTACCGAGGCAAATACACCAGCTAAGTTGGCTACATGGTTAAAAACCGCTACAGAGGTCTTGAACAGCCATGAGGGAACATGGGGATATTCTCAGGATGACCCTAGTGTTACTGAATACAAGAACGAGCTGAACGGACAGGTTTACTATCGTGACAAGACTGATGAGGGTGCTAAGACAATTACATTCTCTATTGGTGTCTTTTCATGGAAGAACAAGGTAGACTTGCAGGGTGGCAAGATGTACGATTCAACCGGAGCAGCGACTACAACGGAGGCGAACGCAGTAGGTTGGTCTTCTAGCCAAGATTTGGCAAACATCAACAAGTGTATTGTTGCTCAGACCAAGACCGGAAACTACATCGTCTTCTCAAATGCAGCTATCGTAGCCAAGGGTGACCAGCAGGACAAGAATATCACTTTGGGTATTTCTGCCGTTGCTATGGAAAGCGAGACCGATGGTGTGGCTGGCGAGTACCAATGGGAAGGTTCTGCGGTCGTGGAACAGGGATAAGACATAGGCAACAAATGATAGAGGTGGATGGTGTTAATGCCGTTCACCTTTTTTAATATTCAGAACCATGAGTAAGGCAAGTAAATTAGTTGCGGATGCAATTCTTGGAGAGGACACCGTAACGATAATCGTGAATGGAAAGGCTTATTACGTTTCACCACCTACAATTATAAAATTGGTCAAGGCGGCAAAATACCTTGATAGTTTTGAAGAGGGCAAGACCTTAGCGGAAGTCTTAGGTATGCTTAAGAATTTGGATGATGCTTGCAAGGCGTTATCCGTATTCATACAAGGCGATGAATCCATTAGTGATGAATTATCTAAAGGAACGCTTGAAGAGGTTGTCAATGGCTTACAAACGGCTTATTCCTTAATCTCTATAAAGGATTTTCAGACGCTATCAATTTTGGCGAAGAGTGCGGCAAGGATGATAGCAAAACCACGACCATAGGTAACGATACACTCTTAGGGCAGATTGCATCTTTTATGGATAGTCTGCACTTATCTTACCAAGAAGTCGTGAAAGAGATACCTTATAGAAACTTATTGCTGATGGCAAAAGACAAGCAAAGAGTAGCATATGGTGATGTAATGTATGAGGTAACGGAAGAAGAGTTTGGGATGAACTTCAAAAAAGGATAAGTTTAAAATAATGCAAATAAAGTATTAAAAGCACTAAAACGTTTGCAGGTTGGCGAAATATTATTTATCTTTGCAAGCGCAGAACAAAAAAGGATAAAATGGCGATTTAAGAAATTGATAAGATATTAGAGACACAAAACCCGATGGACTATACCGAAAGGCAGTCCGAGTCACTATTCCTTTGACTTTGCAATCGGTAGTTTCGTGTTTTTGTTTTTAAGAAAAGATGCAAGACGTAAGGTTAATATTCGAGATACTGGTTTCCGTGTTGCTTTGCGTTTGTCTCATATTGCTTGCTGTAAGTAGATATAGGCAAAAGAAAAAGCGTGAAGAACCGGAGCGAAAGGAAATGGACTTGATAGACTTCTTTTCTTTGGGAGGAGTTGCCTATTATTGGAACAAAGGTGGTAAGCAGCAGAAATGCTACACATACGAAGAATTTCTGAAAATCAAGGCTGACTACGTGGAGCTTTGGTTGAATCAGAATAGATATATTTTTAACTCTCAATTAGATTGCGATGATATATAAAGTATTTGTTTTGTTGCCGACAATAGTTGTATCAGATGGCATTGTTGGTATAGCTTGGCTAGGAAAAATTTTTAGCTTGCGATATGGAAAGAACAAGAAAAAGAGCAAGAATGTATCCTTAATGATAGGATATAACACAGGAATGTCTCTTAAGTCGAAAATAGACGATAACGCTGCGGATGATTATTTAAGACGCATTGCCGAAGAAAACAGAATCTAAATTCAAGGGTTAGAAACCCTTTTTACAACCATATTACTTGTGGTTATTTTTATACATCGGTTTTTATTAACGATTGTTTTTTATGGTAGATAAATGTATAAAAACGAGCACAAGTTCCCTTATAGATGGACTAAAAAAGATGCTAATTTCACAAAAGACAAAGGTAAGGTGATGTCTTGCTTTTGTTGTGGAGGTGGAAGTTCCTTTGGTTACAAACTAGCTGGCTACGATGTTGTAGCCTGTAATGAGATAGACCCAAAGGTTATGAAGATGTACTTGCAGAATCACGATGTCAAGTACGCTTTCAATTGTGATATTCGTGAGTTGATTACTAATATCAATATGGGGGGGCATATTATGAAAGAAGAGCTTCATAATTTGGATATATTGGATGCTAGTTTCCCTTGTTCGGTATTCAGTATTGCAGGTGATCGTGAAAAGGCTTGGGGAAAGGAAAAAGTATTCCGAGAGGGGCAAAAGGCGCAAAGGCTTGACGATTTGGCTTTCTATTCAATCGACCTCGCTAAAGAACTAAAACCAAAGGTAGTGGTTTTTGAGAATGTTCAAGGTTTGTTGCAAGGTGAAGCCATCGAGTATGTAAAAGAGATTTACAAGCAGATGGATGATGCCGGATATATCTTGCAGCATTGGCTTCTCAATGCACGAAACATGGGTGTTCCTCAGAATAGACCTAGGGTATTCTTTCTAGGGTTACGCAAAGACCTTTGCGAGCCGTTTATGGTTCAGAAGGATTTATTCGAGCGAGTGCCTAAGATAGATATGGACTTCAACGAGAAAGAAATTGTCTTGGATGAGTTCTCTGACTATTGTGGAAGGCAAATTCCTAAAGGAATGATGAAGTATTGGGAGCATAGAAATGAGAAAGATAATTCTATCGGTGATATTGTCAAGCGGATGGATAATCGTCTTTCTATGTTCAATAACATGTTTCTCAAAAAGAACAAGGTATGCAATACCATATCAGCAATGGAGGATAGACTTGTGTATTATGATAATCCAAGTTATCTTTCAGCACATGATACGATTTTAGCATCAACATTTCCGATGGATTATGACTTTAATGGCATGAAACCTTGGTTTGCTTGCGGAATGTGTGTTCCTCCGGTTATGATGGCTAATGTTGCTACAAGAATCTGGGATTGTTGGTTATCAAAGATTAAAAAGGAGGATTGCGCATGATAACAGCAAGTATGACTTATGACGAGATGCGTAGAATCCGCAATTTGGATGAATCGAGAATCTATGAGTTTCAGATGCGAAAAGCTAATGAGCTTAAACGTGAAATGAGAAAGCAGAACGTAAGACAGATAACCAAGACATACGAATTGGTTACACGGAATGCCGATTATTTCATCGTTGTAGGTGTAAAGCATGGAGGTGTCTTTGTCTCAGGTGTATTCATTTATCTGAAGGAAACTAACGAGTATATTCCTATGAGCAGAAATGACGGGTATAGCGAGGATTGTTTTGCTATGAGCGTTCATTTTCTGAAGAGATATGCAGAAAGGTATTTGAAAAAGGATTTGCCGATAGCAAAGATATTACAAAAGATATATACATCGTTTACAGGTGCAGTTCAGCTCTATAGTGATGACAAGACAAGAAGAGTGGTATTTGCTATTCCGGAAGGGCTTATACTCACAGAATACGAGCAAGAAAAGCATATCATCCACTACAAAACCTTTGTAAGCATGGATATGCTAAAGATGACACAGAAGCGAAGTTACGAGAAGATAAGTGCATTTCTCATGGAGTCTTGTCAGCAAATAGCTAAAGCAAGAGAAACCGGAAATGACGAAAGGCTGTGCGTTGTGTACAGAAGGTTTTACAATGATATTGATTTGCTAGATACAAAGGAGGCGCAAGCCATATATTCAAGTTTCTTTGAAAAAGGAGGTAACAATGAAAGATAAATGTATAACAAGGTTTCTTGGTGATATAAAGCCTATAAAGAATTACGAAAGGTATTATGTTAGCAAGCTGGGACATGTTTTTACTATTGGGAGAACGTCCAAATTAAAGGAAATCGCACCTTGCAAGACACCAAAAGGTTATCTGAAGGTATGGCTTTACAAGAACGGAAAACGCAAAATGTTCTATATCCATCGTTTGGTAGCTCAGGCTTTCTTGGATAATCCAGATGCGTTGCCGATGGTGAATCATAAGGATTTCGACAAGACGAATAACGATGTAGACAACTTGGAGTATTGCACTGCAATATACAATATGGTTTATTCGGCTATAGCAAAGAAGACTTCATCGGTATACTTGGGCGTGACGTGGAATAAGAACAACAGAAAATGGCAAGCTCAGTACCAGATAGGTAAGAAGAAAATTTATATCGGATGCTTTGGGACGCAAGAAGAAGCTCACGAAGCTTATGTTAACGCTATTAAAGAGATTTGATATGCTAGAATTAAACAGAATATACAATTCCGACTGTATAGAAGGAATGAAACAAATAGAGAGTGGGGAGGTGGATTTGATTGTTACTGACCCTCCGTATTGCATTGCCTACAAGACTGGGTGGAGAGCTGACGACCATCGTTTCTCTAAGGAAATACTCAATGATGATAATGAGCAATTGATTATTGATTATATGAGCGAATGCTACCGGATTTTAAAGGATGATAGTGCTGCTTATATTTTCTGTAGTGCCAAGACCTTAGACTTTTTTATGCAACAAGCGAGGAATGCAGGGTTTACCATTAAGAATGTGCTCATTTGGAGAAAGAACAACCATACGGCTGGAGATTTAGAGGCGCAATATGGTCAATGTTACGAGCCAATCCTGTACTTGAATAAAGGCAGACGAACCATAAATGGAAAGCGTTTGGAGGACGTATGGGACTTTGATAGAGTTCCATCAGATAAATTGGTACATCAGAACGAGAAACCAATCCCTTTGCTAATGCAATGCATCTTGAAATCATCGGACGAAGGAGATTTGGTGCTTGATGGCTTTATGGGCAGCGCAAGTACAGCTCTGGCTTGTATGCGGACAAATCGGAATTACCTTGGTTTTGAATTGGATGAGGATTATTTCAAGGTGGCACAAAGAAGAATCAAGGAAGAAATGTTAAATCACAAAGATATGTTTGGATATGCTGGAGTTAAATAGAATTTATCAAGGTGATTGTCGAAAGCTCTTGAAGCTGATAGACAATGATAGCATAGACCTCGTATGTTCCGATGTAGCTTATCCGGTACAAGCTAGAGGTGGGCGTAGTAACATGAGCGGATATTGGACTGATTTACAAACAAGAAAAGGTAAGATATTCAAGAGTAACGACATAGATATTTCTGAATATATAAACGAATTATATCGTGTTCTAAAAGATAAGTCACACTGTTATCTTATGTGTAATGATTACAATTTGATGCGCTTTCTTGATGTGATTGGAAAAAGTGAATTTCATTTCACAAAGTGTTTGATATGGGATAAATGCTCTAAGGTGTGTGGAACTTATTATATGAATCAAAAGGAGTATATCATTATGCTTCGTAAAGGAGGTGGTAAACCTATCAATGAGTTTGGTACATCTGATATTCTGAGCGTTCCTATTCCTACAAACAAACGCAAGGATAAGGATGGGTTGATTAATCAGACTGAAAAACCAGTAAAGTTGATGGAGATACTAATCAGAAACTCGACAAATATTGATGATGTTGTTCTAGACCCATTCATGGGGAGCGGTACAACGGCAAGGGCTTGTGTTAATCTTGATAGAAAGTATATAGGTTTTGAGATAGACCAGCGACAAGTCGATTTTGCCAATAACGAATTAAAGAACATGAGTAGGCAATTAAGTCTGTTTTAAAACTATCGGTATGTGTATGATTATTCAATGTGATTCTGTTGTAAGAAATGGGAATAAAGAGACAACGGATGCTCTTATAAGAGCCATGAGAGACGAAGCCTTAAAACGTGGGTTGGTACGTGATGAATTGATAGGTTTTTGCAACCGATTCTTGAGAGAAGGTGAAATAAAAGCTTGTATAGAGCATTTGCTAGATAATTTCAAACGTTATTTTTGGAGGTATTATTGATATGAGAAGAAGAAAGTTGAACAAGTCTCCAGTGCTAGGCTTCTGCGGATTTGTTATCGGTTACGAGTGCAAGGAAAAGGGAATAAAGCTGATGGAGTGCGATAAGGCGCAAGCAGATGCAATCATAGTTCCTCATCACTTTTCACACAAGGTAACGAAGAATAGTTGCTTGAATCTTTTGGTATTTTATAAGGATAAGATAAGGGGTGCAATGCAAATAGGGTATGGAATCCGACCGCACATCAAGACTGAAAAGGGCGAAGTGTTGGATTATCATCAAGTGAGGGAATTTGACAGAATGTGGTTGTCTGATGATATGCCAAAGTTTAGCGAGACGATTTGCCTATCTCTCTTGCATAAGTATATTAGGGCAACACATAAGGAAATCAAGTACCTTATATCTTATGCCGATACGTCCATAGGTAACAAGGGAACTATATATAAAGCTGCAAACTATGAGCATATTGATACCATTAAGGCAGATTTCTATGTGTTACCAAGTGGTGAGCGTGTGCATCCGGTTACTATGTGGCATCGGCACAAGACAAGAGCATGGGAGGTTCTAACGGAACTATACCCAGGAATAAAAAAGGCAGAAGGGTTTCAACTTAAATTTCTGAAGAAGTTATGAAGAAAAGAAATAAATATATTCCTTGTCATTTGCATCCAGATCCTGAGCATTGGGTTAGAAAAGGTCAGTCTTGGAAGGCGAAGGTAGCTTATGAAAGCGAGGATGATGCTTGGGAGTTTCTGAATCAGAGTTCGAAGTTGAAGGCGAAAGACCCTGTAGTTTACAGGTGTTCTATATGTAACAAGTTTCATATTT